TAATAATAGAATTGTTGAAGCAATTAAGCAACTTATCCAGAATAAAGGATATAAGGCAAATCTTAATGCTGGGCATGGTGTTACTATACAATTAACATTGGCCAATACATAGAAATAAAAAACCCCCTATGTTTATTAGGGGGTTATTATATGTCAAATAAAATTTTTGGGAAAAATTAGGTAAAATACACTATTGCCCATTGTAGGGCTGTATTAGATGTATCTTTTTTGGCTACAACCATTGTGGGGTTTTTGGGTAATAGGCTGTTTGTTATTCTATTATCTAGTTGTTCTTCATTATCATATATAATGGACATTGATTTTATCATTGTATTACCGGGATTAAAGGATACACTAAAATCACTACTATTAAAGGTTATTGTATTTGGATCTATGGAGATGTTCTTTGTTTCGGTTTGTAACTTGGTTCTTAGTTCATTCATACTATTGGCTTTTATTGTTGTTGGGGTTGTTGCGTTAGAAGTATTAGTAGGGGGTTGTTCAATAGCATAAAATATTTGTTTATACTTATGATTATCCCCAACAATTGAAATATGAAATGGACCAAATGTTTTTATAATATTACTTTTGTAATGTGCTTTTAATCTGCCTTCTATACCCTTAATATTTATATCATATCTATCTAGGTATGTTTGCCCTGATTTATTTACAACTCCTGGTATTCCTATCGCCCCTCTTGTTGTAAAGTATTTATGGGGAACTTCATTTGGTTTAACCATTTCAACATCAACATCTCCTTTGGTTTCAATGGTATTTCCATTTATGGTTGTTGATATTCTTACATCAACAACTCTATAATCTCCACTCTTTAATTTTAATCCAACATTATATTCCAAATCATCATCTGATGCTTTTAAACTAAAACCATGTACCGTATCCCAGTTTGGATTGGGGTATGGTTGTGTAATGGTATGGCTTACAGTTTCAATCTGGGCTTGCTCATTTATGATTCCCATTACTTCTTTTATTCTATAAATGTTTTCTTGCAAATTCATATTTTAATTTTTATATAAATATATGTGGATATAAAAAACCCCCAGAACACTAATTTGCAAATATAGATAATTTTGCTTATAGTTAAAATAAAAAGAATATGGCAGTAGTATATGAACATTTAAGGAACGACACCAATGAGGTGTTTTACGTTGGAATAGGTATAGACAAGGGAAGGGCTTTTGATAAACATGGAAGAAATCCACATTGGAAACGTATTGTTAATAAAGTTGGCTATACTGTAAATATTATTCATAAAGATATAGATCATAAAGAAGCAAAAAAGATTGAAATATTACTAATAGAAAAATATGGAAGAAAGAATTTAGGTCTAGGTAATTTGGTTAATATGACAGATGGGGGTGAGGGTTTGCTTAATCCATCAATTGAAACAAGACAGAAAATAAGTGAAGTACATAAAGGTAAAATACTTTCAGAAGAATCAAAAAAGAAAATGAGTGAAGCAAAGAAAGGTAAAATATTTTCAGAAGAAACCAGACAGAAAATTAGTGAAGCAAATAAAGGTAATACTAATATGTTAGGTAAAATATTTTCAGAAGAAACCAGACAGAAAATGAGTGAAGCAAGTAAAGGTAAGATAAAATCAGAAGAAACAAGACAGAAAATGAGTGAAGCAAAGAAAGGTAATACTAATATGTTAGGTAAAATATTTTCAGAAGAAACCAGACAGAAAATGAGCTTAGTTCAAAGAAACAAAAAAGATGTTAAAGGGTATTTTTTTAATAAAGCAAATAAAAAATATAGAGCAGAAATAACGGTAAGGGGAAAACGTATTCACCTTGGGTATTTTAATACCCCAGAGGAAGCATTGCAGGCTTATCAAAAAGCAAGATTATTATATTTTGTATAATAACCCCCCATTTATATACCACATTAACATATTTATATATAAAATGATATTATGACTTTAAAAGAAAACATCAATAGGATTAGGGTTCTTATGGAAGGTGATAAATCTGATGTATATTATCATGGGACATCAAACCAAGATTTTAATGAAGATGATTTAAGACCAAATGAGAGGGGATTAATCTTTTTTACAAAGCATAAGGAAATTGCATATAGATATGCTATGGATTTTAATCATTTAGAATATTCTGAACCAGACTATAATAATGTTAGAATATTATCTTATAGGCTTAATGTGAAGAATACCTTTGACCCAGAACAATATGATGAGGATCCAGAGTATATTGAACTTGTGGCAACCAAGGGTGATTTTTCTTATGTCCAACTTGAAAGGGGTCAGATTAGAGATTATAATGAAGCCGCATCAGAAGCCCTTTATGATTGTGATTGGTCTGTTCTGGAATCAAAACCATTTATTGACGAATTAAAAGCAAGGGGGTTTGATTCCATATATATTGATAATTCCCCCCATTATAAGATGAATTATAGGGATGAAATATTCACAGGTAAGGATATTGCAATATTCTATCCAGAGTTGGCAACACCTGCTTAAAATAAAAAACCCCCAGAACACTAATTTGTATTTTGGGGGTTAATTTTTTATTTGAAACTTATATGGCCACTTCAGCATTTAGTTTCTTATGCAATCTAATTAACAATTGTGTTATATCTCTTGGGGTTATGCCATTATTTTCATCTGATAATTGAATAGATTGATTATCAGAACCAATAAAAAATTTAGCTTTTAATGTGTCAATAAATGATTCTTCGGTTTCAACTATATCCCCATCCTCATTTCTCACATAATATTGATGAATTTTTAATGTTGAAATAGCATTATAATTTATATCCCTCTCCCTTGTTGTCATACCTTCAGATGATGAATTAATAGATAGGGATGGTTCTTTGTCCGCCTTAAATTTAATTGTATATTCCAATAGTATTGCAATATTGGAATCAAATTCCACATGCTTCTTTAAGGAAGATTCAACGCTATGTATTGTTATTGGTAAATTTCTATGATAACCAGTTTCATATCTTTTCATTAATGTCAACCCATCAAAATATTGCTCCATCTTTTTTGCAATATTATCTGCCATTATAGTTAAATGATTTGGCATTTCCAAAAAAGAATCCTTCTGGCTTCTCCTCCTGGCTGCAAAGGATCCAGTTTCATCTTTATACTTGTTTGCAGCAAGGGCTGATCTATTCTTTATGCTTGGGCTTAATTCAGCAATTACCTTAGTAACCAAATTTGATACATCTTCTTCTGTTAGTCTTACTATTTTTTTCATATTTTAAATTTTATATATAAATATACTAAAATTAATTTTCCTAATCCAATTTGGATAGGGGGTATTACAAAGGAGGGGGGATAAAAAAAAATTTCTTTTAATATTATCTAAATATTACCCCTTCTATAAACCCAGGTTTAACCATATCTCTTAACTCATCATCAGAAAATTTAGCCAAAGATGATTCTTCCAGATACAAATCACCATAAATTTTCAATCCTTTTGGTAATGGTGGTATTGCTTCTATACTTGTCCATCTCATATCTAAATCACCATGAATTTTCAAACCATCTGGTAATGATTCTATTGGTCCACCTAATTCCAAATCACCATCAATATATAAATCATCTTCTGTTAAAGGTTGTTTTGTATAAAATTTCCATATAAATGGAATTGTTTTGTCCTCTGTCTTTTTAAGAAATTCAAATATGTTCTTTAATGTTTTGTTTTTCATTATCTACTTATTTTTCCTTTTATAAATCCAGGATAAACCATTTCTTTTAATATTATCTAATTATTTTTCCTTTTATAAAACCTGGTAAAATAATTTTTCTTAATTGTTCATCTGTATATTCTTCTAATCTTGTATCTGCTATACATAAATCTCCATAAACTTCCAACCCTTTAGGTAATGATTCCATTGCCGATTCATCTAAATCCAATATACCACCAACTTTCAATCCTTTTGGTAATGATTCCATATTTATTCCTCTTAAATCCAAATGGTTACCAACTTCTAACCCTTCTGGTAGTGAGGTTATACTTGAATATTCTAAATATAAATCCCCCCCAACTTTCAATCCTTCTGGCAATTCTTCTATCTCTGATCCAGTTAAATCCAAATCACCTTTAATATGTAAATCATCTTCTGTTAATGGTTCATCATTTATTAATTTCCATACAAATGGTGTTTTACGTCCTTCATTCCCTTCAAGAAAAGTGAATATGTTTTTTATTGTTTCTTTTTTCATTATCTACTTATTTTTCCTTTTATAAATCCAGGTTTAACCATTTCTTTTAATTCCTCATCTGAAAATTTTTCTAAAGGAGTATTACGTATATATAAAGTAGTCCAAACTTTTAATCCTTTTGGTAATGATGTTAGAAGAGTATTACTCAAATCCAATAAACCCCCAACATATAATCCTTCTGGTAAGGAATTTAAATTTTTACAATAACCTAAATATAAACTACCCCTAACGTTTAAATCTTCTGGCAGATATTTTAAATTTTTACAATTTTGTAATTGTAAATCTGAATTAAATTTCAATCCTTTTGGTAATGTTTTTATATTTGTGTCTTTTAAAATAAAATGACTCCTAACTTTTAAGTCTTTTGGTAGTGATTCTATATCTGTCTGTGATAAATTTAAATACCCATCAACTTTTAACCCTTCTGGTAATGAGGTTATCTTTCTGTTAGATAAATCCAAATCATCATTAATGATTAAATCATCTTCTGTTAATGGTTCATTATTTAACCATTTCCATAAAGATGGCATTTTATGTGCTTCTTTTTCTTCAAGAAAATTGAATATGTTCTTTAGTGTTTCTTTTTCCATTATCTAAATATTTTTCCTTTTATAAAACCATCTGGTTTAATCATGTTAAGTAATGCCTCATCTGAAAGTTTTGCTAATGGTGAATCAGCAATATATAAACTATCCCAAACTTTTAATCCTTTTGGTAATAATCTTATTGGACAATTATTTAAGTTCAAATTACAACTAACTTCTAAATTTTCTGGTAGTGATTTTATTTTAGAACCATCTAAAGTAAAATTACAACCAACATCTAAATCTTCTGGCAATTCTTCTATAACTGTATCTACTAAATTTAAAGACCAACCAATTTTTAATCCTTTTGGTAATGATTTTATTTTTGAATTTTGTAATTCTAAGCCACCACCAATATGCAAATCATCTGGTAAGGATGTTATTTTTGAACGATATAAGTTCAAATCACCCCCAACTTTTAATCCCTTTGGTAAGGTTCTTATTTCTGTATCATCTAAATCCAAAGTACCTTTAATGTTTAACTCCTCCTCTGTAAATGGTTCATCATTTAGTAATTTCCATTTGAAAGATGTTTTATTTTCTTCATTTTCAAGAAAACGCATTATGTTTTTTAATGTTTCTTTTTCCATTATCTTTCTATTTTTCCTTCTATAAATCCAGGTTTAATCATTTCAAATATTTCATTATCAGAAAATTTTGCTAATTTTGTGTTATATATATGCAAATTACCACCAACTTGTAAGCCTTCTGGTAATGATGTTATTTTTGTATATTGTATATACAAATCGTCACCAACTCTTAAACCTTTTGGTAGTGATTCTATATCTGTCTCTGATAAATTTAAATACCCATCAACTTTTAACTCTTCATCTTTTAATGGTTCATCATTTACTAATTTCCATAAAACTGATCTTTTACCTTCATTATCCTCAAGGAAATCAAATATATTTTTTAATGTTTCTTTTTTCATTCTTCTCTATATATTTTCCCTTTTATAAACCCAGGTTTTATCATTTCTCTTAATTGTTTATCTGTGTATACTTCTAATGCTGTATCTGTTATATATAAATCTCCATGAACTTTCAATCCTTTTGGTAATAAAGTTATATTTCGTGTTTCCATTAAATATAAATCAATACCAACTTCCAACCCTTCTGGTAATGATGTTAACTTTGAGCAATATTCTACAAATAGATTACCCCTAACTTTCAATCCTTCTGGTAATGAGGTTGGGTTTATATAATAAAAATTCAAATCACCTCTAACATCCAAATCTTCTTCTGTAAAAGGTTCTTTATTTAGTAACATCCATAAAAATGGCCTATTTATATTATCTTCTTTTTTAAGAAAATTGAATATGTTCTTTAATGTTTCTTTTTTCATTCTTCTCTATATATTTTCCCTTTTATAAACCCAGGCTTTATCATTTCTCTTAATTGTTTATCTGTGTATGCTTCTAATTCTGTATCTGCTATATATAAATCTCCATAAACTTTCAAGCCTTTTGGTAATGATGTTAAACTTGTGCAATTATCTAAAAAGAAATTACCATTAACTTCCAACCCTTCTGGTAATGACTTTATTTCAGTACTATATAAATCTAAAAAACCCCCAACTTTTAAACCTTCTGGTAAGGATGTTATTTCTGAATCATATAGGTTCAAATTCCCCTTAATTACTAATTCATCTTCTGTAAATGGTTCATTATTTAGTAACATCCATAAAAATGGCCTATTTATATTATCTTCTTTTTTAAGAAAATTGAATATGTTCTTTAATGTTTCTTTTTTCATCCTCTGTATATATATCTTTTTATTAATCCATCTGGTTTAATCATATTTCTTAATTCGTTATCTGTGTATTTTTTTAATGGTGAATTATAAATGAATAAAATACCATCAACTTTCAATCCTTCTGGTAGTGATGTTATTTTTGTGGATGATAATTTCAATTCATAACCAACTTTCAATCCTTTTGGTAATGATGTTATTTCGCTATTTCTTAAATCAAGCAAACCCCTAACTTCCAATCCTTCTGGTAAGGATTTTATAGTTGAACCTTTTAAATCCAAATCACCATCAAACACTAACTCTTCTTTTGTAAATGGTATTCCACTTTCTACTTTTTCTATAAAGTTAATTTTCTTTATATAGTTAGAAAATTTATAAGATTTTTTATTTTCTTCTTTTTCAAGAAAATTGAATATGTTCTTTAATGTTTCTTTTTCCATTATTTTTTTTTAATTGAACCATATAATAATAACCCCCAAGTCATCAAAACAAGGGGGTTATTATAAATATTAGTATGTTTAAAATATACTATTTCAACTGAAAGAAGTTATCATCATCAGAACCAAGTAATGGCATAACTAAAAAGGTATAACCATTTAATCTCATAGTATGTGCATTTGACCACGTTCTGGCCTTGAAATTGATTGCACACTTTGGATCAATACTTCTGGCAAAATCAATAACCTCCAATAATTTGACTGGATTAAGAAATGATAACCCCACTTTAATCTTCATATTCTTATGTCCCAGCAATTTGCAAACTTCAACATACTTTCTAATTAAATCAATATCCCTTTGGGTAAAATCAACATCAAAAATATTCTCATCACTTAACTCTGGAATAACATTCCAATATTGTGGAAACTTATTTCCAAACTCCTCCTCATTTTGGGCAACCAGATTTTTTAATTTATCAACATACATGTAAGTATCTTGAGTGAATTCTGAATCTGGTGCAGGAATTACAACCATTTTATGTGCATCTGTTAAGCAAATCTCCTTTCTATCAAAACAGAAGTATGCTGTCATCATAGCGGGTCTTAAATCATCTTTTCCTGCCAAAGATTTTAAACCAGCTCGTATCATTGTCTCAAAGTTTTTAAACTTTGTTGCTTTCTTTGGTTTAATATCCAAATCTTTCAACTTTTCATTTAGAAAGTTGTGCAAATTTACTTCATCATAATGTTCTTTTTTAAGATACAATTTGATTGCATCTTTGTCCTTGTTTTCCAATGCTCTTTGAAATAAATCTAATTCATTTTCAATTGGCTTCTGGATGCTTTCTGATATTAACATAATAGTATTGGTTTTGTGATTAATTGATATGCAAATATACGTATAATCCCCCAAATAAAAAAACCTATTACCAACTTTATTTTTATATTATATGAATAAAAAAAGGCCACACTGTGTGCGACCTTTCTATACTAAATTTAGATGTTACCTATTGCTTTGTCCAAGTAAACTTACCACCAGATTGAACTGGTTGGCTGGGATTAATTTGTGTTACCTTACTTGGGGTAGCCTGAACACTTTGTGTCGGAAATTCAAATCCCATAATCATACTAGGTAACTCAACAACATAAGCATCACAGTAACCCAATTTTCTTAAATTGGCAGCAGACACACTTGCTTTATCTCTGCTATTGAAAATCTGGGAGTAGAAATAATGGTATTGACTACCTAAATCAATTCTGATTATATACTCTCTGGCTTCAATCTTTCGGTCATATAGACCTACTTTCACCATATACAACTTTGCTTCTACCACCGAAGTATCTTCAATACTACAAGGCGCAGGGGCTAGTTTCCTATATGGAAGTTCAAAGCATAGGGTGTCAATTAACATTGATTGAGATACACCAATTAAGGGTAATGAAATTAGAACTAATAAAATGAATCTTTTCATGTGTTTTGGTTTTTTTTATGGTTTAAAGATAAATGTTATTTATATATAATGCAAGTTATTTTAAGTTTTTATTTTCTGCTCCATTGACCACCTTGCTTTTATTACTTTCTAGCAAGGTGGTCGTTGATAATATAAATTGAATCGCCTCATCTTCACTGATACTAACCAGTTTGCCTTTATCGTTAGGCAAATAATATTTGTGTAAGTCACCACGTACTAATGTGCATACTATTTTTAAACTACCGTGGTAAGTCGTGAAATCTTTAGACATTAATGCTGAATAGTACAGATTGTGAAGAATGTTGGCTACGTTGTTTTCCATAATAAATCAAATATATAATAAGTTAATATTGCCAAAAATATGCCTTGGTAAACTAAAAAGGTTAAGACTGAAACAGTTAACAAATATAACACTATTTTTATTAATTTCCTAACCATTTAGTATTTTTTTTATGTCGGTGAAACAATTTCTATAAAGATTTATTTCATTGTACCTGGCTTCAACTTCTAATGGATTATCATAATATCCATGTTTTTTAGCCAATTTCTGGTACTTTGTCTTAATTGGCTGCAAGTAGTGAGTGTACTCGTGAATAATTGTCTTAATCAAACATCTAATGTAAACATTTCTTTCCAAATTTATGGAGATTATGTTATCTACCACACAATATTCGCCATATGTAGTTTTTGCCATATCATCAGCAATCCCCCCAAGTAAAGTTATCCTGGGTCTGGAATACCTCCAGTTTATTCCAATGTGCTTTTCACACCAGTCTATAACTGCAAACGCAATTGCTGTGCTTTCTGAAAAAGTTAAATCTTCTGTTTTTGTTAAAAGTTTCATGTGGTGGTTTGTTTAGATTACAAAGATACAAATCACATTCAACAATTCCAAACTTATTCTAAAACTTTTAAAACTTTAATGTAAAAATAAATTATCACAAATGATACTAATAATGAAAATAATAAGATTGTATAACTTACTTTAAGTTCACCTATAAAGGATTCTATTATTGATGCCATTGTTACAAATAACATAAAGCAACCAAGCACAATTGCCATAAATGTGCCTAGCGATTTTAATGCTTTATTTTCATTTGTATTAAATAGCAAATACACCATAAAGGATATATAGCATAATAAAAATACTACCATCATAGTTAGAATTTGTATTTGTTAAAAACATCTTTTAATTCAAGTGGTTCAACAAGTGTTTTAGGATCAACTATTTTAAATACATTTTTTCCCTCACTAACACCCAACCCATAACTTCCAAATCTGCAATATGTTATACCATCAAGCATGAAAAACTTACCATCTGGAAGTTCATTAAATTCAATAGAATTTTCTGTGTTTGTCATAGTTATTTTGTTTTGTTAAGAAAAGATAATAAACTTTGTCACATAATCCAAAATAAAATCATTTTAAGTAAGAAAAAATATGTGCAATAACATCAACAGTCCAGGCATTGCCAATCATCTTTTTTGCTTGTGATACTGATACCAAATTTGTATACCCCTCTGGTAGTGTTTGAAGCCTCTCATATTCCAATAATGAATAATATCTAAATGGTAGTTTATCTTTAAATGCGTTTGGATGTCTACCAATTGGCAAAGGGGTTAAAACATTATCCTTATCAACTGTTGTTAAGCAATTGCTTTTATTTGTGTTTGTTGCTCTAACTTCCAGACATTGTGTGATAGGAATATCTTTATTATAATCACTCCTCTTACCAGCCTCATTAAGCCTTCTACCAATGATGGTGGCCTTATTTAACCTTCTACCCCTAATTGCGGCTGGATTGGCATTAGAATCAATTTCTAGCACATCATTGAGGGTTATTCCCCTATCCTCAGGAATACCAACGCCAGGAATATTTGTCCAATATAATCTAACCCTATTCTGAGCTGATACTAATGAACTATTAATTTTGATTGGGGCAACTCCTAGATATTCTGTAATAATATCCTCATATTCTTTTTTCATCACAACATTTTCCAATAAGAAATATTTTGGTTTGCACTCATTAATCAATCTAACAAATTCAAAAAACAATTTACTTCTTGGATCGTCAAAATTAAGTTGCTTACCTGCAAATGAAAATCCTTGGCAAGGGCTACCGCCAATTAACAAATCAATCTTTGATGCAATAAATTCAATTTTTGTCACATCACCTAATTGAACTGTGTTGGGGTAATGATGCTGTGTAACTTTTATGGCATTCTTATCTATTTCTGATGCAAAATAATTGTTGTATGGAATATTAGCCTTATTCAAGGCAATTTGCCCACAACTTATTCCATCAAACAAACTCAATACATTCATATTTCAATATTTTTTAATATATGAGCAATAACATCAACTGCCCACGCATTACCTATTATGTATTTAAATTTAATGCTTGTTTAAATTTAATACAATCATTCCAATAACAACCATTACAAGTCCCTTCATATTTATCAACACCTTCAATATATGAAATAGGAAAACCTAAAGTTTTAGCATCAAATCTTATACCTGTATTAATACATCGAGTACAATCTGTTCTTTTGTTTAAATTTGCTTGACCACACAAAGGCTGAAAATCTTCTACTTTTTGAGTCTCTGTATTTAAAACATTTTCATCATCATACCTACCATTTTTATGGTCAATAACAATTCGATTGTTAGTTGTATCATTAAACCCTGTATGCACACAAGGTTTATTCGATAATTGATTTCTAATTTCTTTTTTTATAGGTCTATTGGATTTTTGAATTTCAACAAATCCATTAAACCTCCAATGTGTTATATTATTAATTATTTTTTTTTCTAATTTTAGATGGTTCAAACCCCTATTCCTCATCCAATGATTACCATTTCTTGGATATAAATTAGCAAAATCATCAACAAGTTCATTTTTTGAAACCCATCTTGATATTCCGTATTTATCTGGTTTGAATAATAAGAGAACCAAATTTGTATTACTCATAATTTTGTTTTTTAATTAAGGTAAAATTAATGTTTTTTTTTAATTAAAGTAAATTTATTACTAAATATTTTTGAAAATGTGGAAAATAACATCAACTGTCCAGCCATCACCAATACAATCATACGCCTCATCATAAGATAGTATTTTTGTATATCCAACAGGTAGGGTTTGTAATTTTTCTATTTCAGTTTGCGATAAATATCTATACACCCCATCTCTGTATAGGTAATTTTCATTCCATTTCTTATGACCTAATGCTGTGAGGCATCCACTCTTAGGATATGGATTCACTTTAGTATATCCATTTTTTATTGATTTTTTACCGCTTTCAGAATTAAGCCATTTTACTCTACACTCATCAGCCAACACCCCGGAATAATCAAAAATATCATTTGTAGTTATTCCCTTATCTAGGGGTTGTTTAATGTCTGGGATATTTGTCCAGTAATATCTTGGTCTATTTTGTGCTGAAACTAATTTACTATTAATTGATATTGGTTTTATTCCTAAAGTTTCAGTAATAGTATTGGTGGCCTCCTTGTTACCATGAGTATTTTCAAGTAGGTAATATTTTGGTTTAACTTCATCAAGTAATCTAATATATTCCCAGAACAATCTACTTTCTGAATGTTCAAGTCCTTCTTGATTTTTATTTAGCCTTGAGATACCCTTACAAGGGCTACCACCAATAAATAAATCAATCTTTGGTAAATCACTACCTTTTAAATTTAAAATATCCCCCAATTGAATTGTGTTGGGGTAATTATCTAAAGTGCATTTTATTGCGTGAGGTTTAATTTCAGATGCATAATAATTGTCATATGATATATTTGCTCTATTTAAAGCAATTTGCCCACAACTGATTCCATCAAACAAACTTAATACATTCATATTTCAATATTTTTAAATATGTGAGCAATAACATCAACAGTCCAACCATTCCCCAGCATTTTATACCTTTGAGTATTTGAAACACTTTTTGTATATCCAATAGGTACAGTTTGAAGTTTCTCGAAATGGTTCGGATTTAAATAAAACATTTCTTTACCATCAGTAATCGTTTTTCGCTGTCCTACACCTGTTAGTGTTGTAAGTGTTGGATGCTTTCCATCAATATGATAAATTCGTTTTGCCATATCAAATGAATTGTTTTTAATTTCAAATTCTGTAACCGCCTTATCATATTTACAATCTTCAATACTCAAACATTTTTTTAGTTTATCCCAATATTCAACATCAGGTATTGAAAAACTGCCATCCATTCTGAACCAATGTTCTACCATAGTTTTTGGGGCATCACAAAAATTTGCTATTTCGTTTATCGTTTTTGTTTTATGGTTTCGCAAAAATAAAGCAAGTTCTTTTTTATCAATGTAATTTTTTCTTACACTAACTTTAAAATCAGATTTGCTCATCAGTATTTTATTTTTACGTTCATTAACAATCGGTAGTCCTAAAACATCTGCAATAACTTCATTTGAGTTTGGTAATTCATTTTGAAAAGGAATATTTGTCCAATACAATCGTTTTCTCTGCTGTGCTGAAAATAATGAACTGCAAATCTCAATAGGTTTTACACCCAACTCATTTGATATTATATCTTGCCACTCTTGTTTCATTTTAACATTCTCCAAAAGAAAATATTTTGGTTTTGTTTCCTTTAATACTCTAACATATTCCCAAAATAATTTACTCTTCCCATCAAATCCATTTCTTAAACCTGCGTTGCTGAAACTTTGACAAGGGCTACCCCCAATTAGCAAATCAATCTTTGGTAGATCATCTCCATTTATTTGGGTTACATCCCCCAATTGTATTGTTTCTGGATAATTGTGTTGCGTAACATTTATAGCATTCTTATCAATTTCAGCAGCATAATACTTATCATAAGGAATATTTGCTCGATTTAAAGCAATCTGTCCGCAACTCATACCATCAAACAAACTTAATACATTCATAATTCAATATTTTTTAGTATATGAGCAATAACATCAACAGTCCAACCATTCCCCAACATCTTATATCTTTGGGTATTTGATACCCCTTCTGTATAATTGTCAGGAACAGTTTGCAATCTTTCACACTCAATGGGAGTTAATTTCCTAATCTTGTATTTATCGTTTATATCATCTGTTATTAGTGCATTACCAATCCCAGTACTTCCACCACTATTTGCTGACAAACAAGGTGATTTTCCATCAGTTGAATATATTCTTTCCCCTTGTGAAAAGTTTCTTTGCAAGTTTTTCCCATTATCAAGCCATTTCTTATTTCCACCCAATGCACCAACACATTTTAATTCAGATTCTGAATGATGACTATCAATTGTAATAACATATGGCATAAAGGAGGGGGTAATTGCAGTAAATTTACCTTCATCTGAATAAATTCTATCCTGTAATGATGGTTGTAAATCTGGAATTCCATTTCTACCCCCCTTTGAGTTAATACATATTGGAATATCTTTAATATATTGCTGATCCCTACCACCCATTTTATAATATCCAGCATGTATTGTTCCTGACTTTTCTGGTAAACTAGTTTCTTTAATGACTTTATTATTGTGTCTATTTAATTTTTCAATAGCAATCTTTGATATGTAATATTTATCATCCACAATAGGTTCTAAAATATCTTTTAAATATATTTTTCTATTTTCTGGTTGTTCTATACCTCCAATATTGGTCCAATACAACCTAAGTCTGTTCTGCGCTGACACCAATGAACTATTAATTCTTATTGGTTCAACACCCATATGCTCTGAAATTATATCAGAAAACTCTTTCTTCATTTTTACATTCTCAAGCAAAAATTTTACATCTGGGTTCTTTATTCTAACTTCATTTAATATTCTAACAAACTCAAAAAACAATTTGCTTCTTGGGTCATCAAAATTAAGTTGCTTACCAGCAAAAGAGAACCCCTGACATGGACTCCCCCCAATTAACAAATCAATCTTTGGTAAAGTACTCGCATCTAATTTTGTTACATCCCCCAGTTGTTTTGTGTTTGGGTGATTTTTCTGTGTAACTTGCATAGCGTATTTATCAATTTCACAAGCAAAATAATTATCATAATTCAGCCCCAATTTATTCAAGGCAATTTGACCACAAGACATCCCATCAAATAAACTTAATATATTCATAATTTAATATTTTTTAATATATGGGCAATAACATCAACTGTCCACCCGTTCCCCAACATTTTATACCTTTGAGTGTTTGAAACACTTTTTGTATATCCAATAGGCATAGTTTGTATTCTTTCACATTCTTCTGGCGTAAGCATTCTATGGGCAGTTCTATCATCATCTAAAAAACTTTCCCTAATACTAATTGCTGGTCTACCACTTCCTCTTATACCTTTGTAATAGGTTGCAGTTAATGTGTTAAATATATTTTTTTGTTTAAAAACTCTATCTACCCCACAAGATGTTGGAAACCCTTCTCCCTCTATAAAATCAGAAATATTGTAATGCTTTTGTTCAGGCTGCACCACATTTGGTATATTAGTCCAATATAGTCTTCTTCGTGCTTGGGGTACAAATTTAGCACTTGAAATTTCAATTGGTTTAACATTTAACGCTTCAGTAATTATATCTTCCCACTCTTTTTTCATAATTACATTTTCCAATAAAAAATAAGTTGGATTAACCTCTTTTAATACTCTAACATAATCCCAGAATAATCCACTTTTCCCATCAAAACCTGTATTATCACCAACTCTACTAAAACTTTGACAAGGACTACCGCCAATCACCAAATCAATCTTTGGTAATGTACTAACATCTAGTTTTGTTATATCCCCTAACTGAATTGTTTTTGGATAATTATGTTGGGCTACATCCATAGCATATTTATCAATCTCAGATGCAAAATAATTATCATATTGCACCCCTACTCTATTTAGAGCAATCTGTCCACAAGACATCCCATCAAATAAACTTAATACATTCATAAAAATTATTAATTAATTGTTGATAATAAAACTTCTCTACACAATTCTTCTGGGATTTTGCTTCTCTCATACGATCCTTTTCTACCTTGTGTTCCAGTCTTAGAACCCCTTGGTGCAGGTGCGTGATGACATTCTTTGTTACCATTATGACATACTGGTCTTGGAATCCATGTATCAGAGTTTGTCCATATATCAGTTGGTTTGGCTCTTTCATCACCATATGTGCAATACCAAACAGTATGTCTTTTAAACTCTTGCATCCATGGCATTTTACGCAACATACCCCTTGGATTCTCAATAAAGAAAACCATATTAGGATTTATCTCCAACCATTCTTTTATTAAAGAAATAAAATGCTGATTTGTAATATCACATTTTTTTGCATATTCACTTTTTGGTTCTGTATTATTTCTATGTGTAGAAATAGCAGCTATAGTATATGTAGTACAGTCTGGTGAAGCCCAAATAACATCAGGGGTAAAAGGTATATCTTCTTTTGTTAATTTTGCAACATCAATACATAAATCAATATCTTCATATTTCTCCCAGTCAACAGAAAATACATTCATCCCCAACTCATCCCCAACTTTGCCAATAGATCTGCTACCAGCAAATAACTCCAATACATTCATATAAGTTTGTTTTATCTAAATATAAGTGAATATACTAAATAGTCCAAACTAATAATTTAATTTTAAGCGATTTTATTTGCATCAATAACGTATCCAGCCATATCAGCCTTAACCCCATTTATAACTCCCTTTGAATTTCTTATAAATGATGCCGACCCTTTAAACGGGAAATAAGTTATGGTAAATACATCCTTCTTATCAGAGGGTGTGAAACTAATTGTTTTACCATCATAGGTAAATTTTATCTTATTACCATCAGTATATAACTTACCAGTCCTTCCATCATTGGCTTTATATTCACCAAGATATTCATCCAAAATTATTTCAGATTTTTTTTGATTGAAAAATTTAAAAACATTAAACATATTATTGCATTTTACTTTTTACCATATTATAAAAGTATTTGCTAATATCATTTGGGGATGTTATGTTTTTGCTTTTAAGATCATCCCTAAATCTAATTATCATACTTTTTATTGATTGAACTGATATATTTCTATATGGTGAATTTGCCCTATAATTCTTATCAATTAAATCTTTTTTCTGTAATTCTCTTATCTTTCTCATTGCAAATTCATCAGCAACCTCTTCTGTCTGTTTCATAAACTTGGCGGCCTCATCAATGCTAACATCACCAGAATAAACGCCATACATAATTTTATCACCATATTTCTTAAACTGGAATTGATGTGCAACCTCGTGGAAAATAACAAAAACCAAAAAACTTAAATTATCCCCAATCATATTTGAGTTTATCAAAACGCCATTATGTAATGCCAATCCTAGTGCTGGATAATTAAATTTTGCAAACTCAATTTTCTTACATCCAGATTCTTCAATAAAATCTAACATTTCCACGTATAAAGAATCAGATATATCATACTCTGCTTGTATCTTATTTAAAAAGATAGTTATACCATCAGTTTCCTCATTAATTAGTGTTTTAAAAATTTCTATTAGTTTCATATCATTAATCTGTTCTAAATATTATCCAGGTATCATCACAAGCATATACCTCTTCCCACTCACCAGTATAAGACGATAAAGTTGCATACTGATCTATTTTAAACATCTCCAAGGCAAATGCATCCATATTAAAATAATTTTCCTTATCAAAATCATAATCGTTCATAAATGATATGGGATTATTTTCATATACCTCATATCTTGAATCTATTGCAGCCTGAATTAACTCTTCAGAAATTTCATCTGGGCGGGCATTTATATATTCAATTTCATTTTCCAAATAATCTATTCTATCTTCATCTGTTGCTGTTTCAAGTTCCTTTTTTATTTCTTGAATTTCTTTTTCTTGGGCAGAACTTAAAACTCTATCATCAATATAATCTTTAGGTGAATCATATATCATTTCTGAAAAAAAATCATATATTTCATCATTATCCATTTTAATTACCTTATCAAAATTAATACCCATTCTCTTTAATTTTGTATAATAGGGTTCTTTTAAAATATAATCAAACTGATTATTATAACTATCTGCAATTGATTCTAATGCATTTATACGTGCAGTTTCCTCATCATAAATTGTATATGTAACATTAGTTTCTTCCAAATCATCATAAAAAGTAAACTCAGTATGACTAAAATTAATATTATATTCATCAATTAATGATTTCTTAATATCATTATATTCATTTATTTTTTCACCAAATTCACTATCAGATAATTCACTAGAATTTACTATTGAATTTATTAGTTTGGCAAAATATAAACTTTCTTGCCTTGATGCTATATCTACCCCACTCTTACCTGAAAGGAATTTAAATGCTGCTAATCTTCTGCAATCCTCCCTAGACGCACCTTTTATACTTTCACCCTGAATGCGGGCTTCATTTTGCTCAATTTCCTCATCACTAATAATTAAATCAATTCTTTTTCTAATTGTATCAGCATATTTTTTAAAATCTAAATCAGTTAATCTAAAATCTTCACCTGATTGATATTCAGATCCAAACGATTTTATAAAATAATCACCATCTTGATTTTTTAATTCAAGCAATTTAACAATATACTTATGGTAAATTGATTCAACTTTTTTGTTGAACCTTCCCTTCAATTGATAAACAACCCCAGACTTAATGGCTGCTGTGGCAACTGATTTATTTGTAACTTTACCAGAAGTTTTTAATTCATTAACTCTTAAAGAATATATAACCCCCTTGCCTGACCTACCACAATGTCCCATTCTTTCAGCCTCTTCTGTGCAGGGATTTTGGTTTAATCTAACCCAATAGTATCCTATACCATCATTATCTCTAAAATCTAATATAACTTTGTTTTTTTCATCATATTCAAAATCATATTCTTTAGCCTTTAAACTTTTATGCCAAGTTTCTTGCATTTCAACTAATGTATCAAAATCAACATTTCTTATTGTTTGGATATTACCATTTAATCCAACTCTAATCCAATCAATAATTCCTGTTATTTTTTCTATTTTTGATTTAATCCTTTTATCCTTTATTTTCTTTGCAATCCACATAGATAATTTGCCAGCCGTAGCATAAAGCAGTTCAGCATCAGATTGGGTTAACTTTGTTATTTTAACCAGATTATCAATTGTAGCTTTATTTTCAGTTAGAATACCAAATTGACTCTCTGTTATAATTATTTTCATAATTTATGTATTTATTACTATAAATATAATATATTTTAAAAACAAAAGAAAATATGAAATTAATTGTTAGTAAACAACAATTAGATATCTTGTTAAAATCAATAAATGATTTAGATAGTTTAAAAAAACTAAAAAACTGGTTTAAAAAAACTAATACATTTATACAAGATAATTGGGAGAAATTACAAGACTCCACAAAGTTAGAAAAAGAAGAAACAATAATTGCATTTTCTATCTTAAAAAAACATATTTTAAACCAAGGTGTGACATCCAAAGAATTGGCCTTTTTAAAGAACCAATCCTTGGATCTTGTAAAGATATTTTTCCTAATATGCACTAGGTTTGTCCCCCTACCTTTACCAATACTACCGACATTAATCTGGATTTCCAAGAAAACAAAATTTAACTTTTTTCCAAACTCTCATTTAAAAAATGGCGATGAAACAAAAAACCCCAACCTTAATTAGGTTAGGGTCAATATAAAAGATTATAAGATGCTACAAATTTTCTATTTCTTTTAAATATTCAGTTACTTCATCTTTACTTAAACTTGAAAGAACATCATTTGTGATTGGTGTGTCTGTTGTTATTGTACCATTTTGCAAAACTGCTAATTCGTAATAGGCATCATCCATATCCTCATCTTCATCAACTTCTGTTATAACAGAAGCACCATAACCATTATCAAATTCAATTTGTGCCCTCATTTTTGGTCTTCCTCTAAAAGAAGGTACTTCTTCAAAATTTAAATCATTAAAAGTAATCATAATAAAATTTTTTAAATTGTTAATTATTGTTAGGATGATAGGATTTGAACCTACAACATCTTGCTCCCAAAGCAAGTACTCTACCGGGTTGAGCTACATCCTAATTTAGTTGCGGAGAGTAGATTCGAACTACTGTCTCTGGGTTATGAGCCCAGTATACTAACCAATTATACGACCCCGCCATTTTTTTCTATGAGTAATAAAAATTAATATACTCTGGATTTTCTAAATCCATTCTCCTTAATTTTTTATAATTATATCTTTTAAAGAATTTCTTAACACTTGTTGACATTTTTGCCTTTTTTAAAGAACATTGTTCACAAGTACATGCTTTTAATGGATCCTTCATTTTGTTATTGTTTTTATTACTACACAAAGATAGAGTTTATTTTTTATAAAGTCAAATCTTCACATTAAATATCTGATAAAATATTTTTTAACGCTTCAATTGTGGATTTATTACCAGCTTTTACATTCCACTGGGTTGTATTTTCATAATCAGTATAACTATAATCATTATAAATCTTAGCAATCCCATCATCAAATTGTATTTTCCACATAATATTTGTACCCTCAGTAAAAGTGGGCATCCCAAAGGTGTTTTCAATTATATGATAAGGTATATTAACCAAACTTTTTTCTTTTAGTCCAGTTATATTTATATCCTTTCCGACTGTAAAATTACTCATAATTAATTTTGTTTAGTTATATCCAAAGAGTTCGTCTAATTCATTTTTAGTTAACGAAATAAAACTTTTTTTATTTTTAAATTTAACAAAAATTAAAATTTCATCTTCTTTAATATTAGATATTTTAACGTAGTACTTACCAAAATTATTTTTGTAAGACTTATTAGTTAATAAAACATTTTTAAAATCAGAATAAATACGATGTAATTCTTCATTATTTGCATTAAATTCTATTACACCCAAATCCCTTGGGTTTTTAGTTTTTTCATTATCAAAAACTAAAAAATACTCATATTTATCTCTAACCAATAAGTCGCATTTAAATTGTGAAAACAATATAATAGGACTAATAGTTAAAACTACAATTAATAGTATTTTACTTCTCATTATTGATGATATCATAGTAGTAAGAATTTGTGTTTTCAGAAACCCATCTATCAGAAACGGATTCAACAGATGGTATATGTGTATCTACTTTTATATCTTTTAAAGGCATTGGAAATTCACTAGTTACCCAATTTGAATCTTTCCAGATAATCCTATTGTTAGGCATTGCCAACAAATAACCCTCGTCAGAAAACAAAATATGGGCACATTTATAGTCAGATGGTTCTTCTGATGAAGCATTATTAAACCAATCAACAGTAAACATATAATTCCCCCAAGTTTTGGTTTTGTCTCTTAAAATGATTTCACATTTTAAGCCTTCCAGATATTCAAATTTCATTACCTCGCAATTTTCAGAAAAACAATCCCATAATTGCTTAAAATGAAAAGGAACATCATTTTTTGGCTCAAACATAAAAACCTCTGATAATGGCACTCTACTTCTTAACATCCCATAATCAGTCATAACGTGGAATGTTATTATTTTGTTTTGAACAGATTGCAATCCGAAAACAAATACCGAGTCAAATGTATTAAAATCAGTTTCCTCTTTTGTAAACCAACTTCTTCTAACAAACGCTTTAAATTCTGGAATATTATGATTCATATATTTCTATTATTAATCAAATCCTTCGTCATATTCATCATTTATTATTTCACCTTTTATAAATCCAGGCTTAATCATTTCTATTATTTCATCATCAGATTTGGAGGCTAAAACTGTTGAGTTTATATGTAAATAACCCCCAACCTCTAATCCTTTTGGTAGAGAATGTAAACTAGATCCATCTAAATGTAAATCGCCACCAACTTTTAATCCTTTTGGTAATGAAAAAATATATTGACAACTTGCTAAAATTAAATCACCCCCAACTTCTAACCCTTCTGGTAATGACCTTATATCTGACTCCTCTAATACTAAGTGACTATTAACTATTAAACCTTTTGGGAGTGTTTCTATTTCTGAATATGATAAATCCAATTCACCATCAACTCTTAATCCTTCTGGTAATGATTTTATTTCTGATTGTGTTAAATACAAATCACCTTTAATATGTAAATCATCTTCTGTTAATGGTATATTATTTTCCCATTTCCACAAAAACGGTGTTTTTATTTTTTCATTCTTTTCAAGAAAAGAAAATATATTCTTTAATGTTTCTTTTTCCATTATTTATTCAAAATAATTTTACCACGCTCTACAACTCCAATATCTTGCTTTGGTTTTTGGTCCAGGATTATCACAATTGTGTCTTGCTCTAAAATTTTTTCTTCTTTCTGGGTTTGATTTTTTAATTCTCATCACTTTACCTTTTGCAGATGTTCCACCAAATCCAAAATTAACTTTTATTACATTACCTTTTTCATTTTTAACAAAAACTTTAAATTTTTTCACATCCCCCTGCATAGGTTTATTTAAAGTGACTGTTCTTCCTTTGTATTTTGCTTCATTTAGATTTTCAGACTCATCTTCAATTGGAGCATCCAGATAAACCATTTTACCCTCATACAAGCCAATTCTGCCAATATCAGATAAAACTATTTGTTCATCTTCTTCATTTAATTGGATTAAATTATGCATCCATAAATCTCTAACTTCATTTATCAAATCAAAATATTTTTCAGAATAAACCTTAAAAACATTATTTGATAGAGTAAAACCATTTTCAATATGGTATTGTAATTCTTCAGATATTTTTGTATCTTCTAATAGAACTAATGTTTTATTTAGTTCTTTAATTAAATTTTCTTTAATTATTTTAGTTAAATTAGACATAATTATTATATTTTTATTATAAATATATCCATATTATAATAATTATAGTTATAACTAATATAGTTATTAATAATATTAATCATAAAAAATGGAACTGTCAACTGTCAAAGAAAAATTATTAGGAGTAATCCCAAATCAAGTTATTAATGAATTAGATATTATATTTGATAAATATGAAATTAACACAATTTTACGAATTTCCCACTTTTTGGCACAATGTGCCCATGAATCTGGAAATTTTTCTGTAAAACAAGAAAATTTAAACTACTCAGCCAAAAGATTGCAAGAAGTATTTGGGAAATATTTTACAACACACGCAAAAGCATTGTTATATGAAAGAAAACCAGTGAAAATTGCAAGTCTGGTATATGGCAATAGAATGGGAAATGGTGATGAACAAAGCATTGAAGGATACAAATATCGAGGTAGGGGTTACATACAATTAACAGGAAAGAATAATTATTTATTGTTTGACAAATCATTAAATGAAACTGGTTTGGAGGTTGATATCATTGGTAATCCTGATTTGGTTGCTACAACATATCCATTGATTTCTGCTGCTTGGTTTTTTAACAAAAATAATTTGAATGAGATTGCTGATCTCGGAGGGACAAAAGAGATAATTACAAGAGTTACAAAGAAAGTAAATGGCGGAACGCACGGACTAGAATCAAGAATTTCTTATTTCAATAAATTTTTTAAAAAAATAAATTAAAAATGAAAAAATTAAATTTAATATTGATATTTTCAATATTATCATTTGTATTATTCTCTCAAAAGAATAAACCAATATCTATTTTCTTTGAAACAAATTCAAAGGAGTTAAGGTCAACATCGCACAACTATGCGACCCCCCTCATATTAAACAAAAATAATATTAGGGAAATTATAAATAATAATTTGGATTCCCTAACAATAGAATTACCAACACCAGAAGGTATTAAAATCCTTCAATTAACCAGAATGGAAATATATGTGGATAACCCAAAGATATATTCTGAATGTAACACCATATACGAGCCACAATCACTTATTTATTCTGGGAAGGTTCAAGGTAATGATAGTGCATTTGCGTCTGTTGTAATCAACGACAATAGTTTCCAGACCTATATTATGGGTGATGGTGAGGGTTGGATTTTTGGCCCAGTAGAGAAGGGATTTCACGGTGTTTGGCATGAATTGGATGTGAAGCAGACAAAAGAGTTCAAATGTGTTTTACCAAATGAGGAGGAGTTTTTTAAAGAAACTCCAATGTTTGAATATAACCAAGAAAAATCAAATAAAATCAAAATTATAACAATGTATTTTGAGGCTGATTATGATATGATTGAAAAACTTGGTTCAGGAAAAGAAGTTATTAAATTTATTGAAAACATATTTGCACAAACTCATTTAATTTATTTAAAGGAGGGAGTTAATATTAAAATTGCAAGGTTTAAATTATGGGATAGACCAAGTGGTTATAATTATGAAGGAATTAATATGTTATATTCTTTTGCCAATCAGTTTAAATCAGAGGATCAATTACCTGAAACATTTGGGCAGTTGGTATCGTTAAGAGATGGATTGGGTGTTGCCTTTCTTAGTTCACTTTGTGATATTGCAAAATGGAGAACAAGTTATGCTGGTCTGGATATGGAAACAGGTATATTCCCAAATTATTCTTGGAATACAACAGTAATGACCCATGAGATTGGGCATTTACTTGGTTCACCCCACACACACGCTTGTTGGTGGAACGGAAATGGAACAGCATTGGATGGTTGTTGGTTTGTTGAACAAACAGGCCCAGTAAAATGTCCAGAGTTGGGTGTTACGCCCCAAACAAAGGGGACAATAATGTCATATTGTCATTTGAATCAAAATGTAGGTATAAATTATAAGTGGGGATTTGGTGAACAACCAGGGAATAAGATAAGGAGAAACATAGCAGAAGCTATTTGTTTACCACTTGTAAGTATTCCTAATGATTGTAGCAAAGAAGATTCAACATATTCAAAAATAAAAATAGAAATAGATAGAAATGGTTTTTTTGAAGATTTTTATTACAACATAAAACAAGATGGGGTTACAATTGTTGATTATAATAAAAACATAAAAAGATTATCAAATGATACAATAATATGTTTGAAAAAAGATTCTTGTTTTACGCTAACTCTGATACATAATGCAAAAGCACCTTTCAAAAATAAAATTAATTTTAGAATATTGAATGGCTTTGATACTTTATTTCAAGTAAATAATGTGTATATTATAAATGATACGATAAAAATATGCCCAAAAATTGAAGCTGAAAAGTATATTAGTAGAATTATTAATAATAACTATTGGGTTAACAATTATGATCCTGAATTATTACCATCTGATAGATGGGTTTTATATAATTTTTTGGGTCAAAAAGTATTAGAGGGGGTTGGAAAGTTCAATTTAAATACCGAGGAAAGAAATATTGAAACTGGGCTATATGTTTTAACAAAAAACAATGTATTTCACAATAAATATTTTATAAAAAAAATAAATTAAATTGACTTTTTATAGAAAATAAGATATTTATGTATTATTTTAAATAACACTCCTCCATCTTTGGAGTTTATATATCCAATTTTCCTAAAAAGACCTAGCAATAAATTTGTTGGGTCTATTTTTTTTCGTATATTTGCAAACTAAACAAATAAAATAACACAAATGAATAAATTAATTAATTTTATTAAATGCCTCTGGAAATTCGGACCAACATTTTGGAATTACCCATATTGGGACTATACTTTTATGTTAAAAAGTATGAAAAATTCAACAGAATTAATGCTGGATTCGTATATTAAAAACAAAATAGATAATGAGGATACAAAAAATCTAAAAAGAATTATTTACTTGTTAGATAATGCAATAAATGATGTGTATTATTTAAGTAATTCGAGTGATTTTGCTAATTCTGACGCATATGCTCGTAATATTAAGGAAATGATTAAAAAAGAGGAAAGAGATTGGGAGGAATTATTTGAAAGATTAAAAGGAAATTCAAAAGGAATAGAAGGAATAAAATCTTGGTGGGTATAAAAACAAAAACAATGAAAATAACATTTATTTCAGACACTCATAATAAGCACAAAGAATTAACAGATAACAATTTGTTAATTGGTGGTGATGTCATTATTCATAGTGGTGATATTTCAGGTCGGGGTTATGAGAATGAGGTAACTAGTTTTTTGGATTGGTTTCAAGATTTGGACTACACTCATAAGATATTTATTGCTGGTAATCATGATTTCTGGTTTGAGAAAGCCTTTGATATTGATAAAAAATATAAAGACAAAGGTGTTGTTTATTTATTTGACCATTTTGTTAATATAGATGGTTTGAATATCTACGGATCACCTTGGCAACCAGCATTCTTTAACTGGGCATTTAATTTACACACAAGTAAGGACTTAAAATATTATTGGGATAAAATACCTGATAATCTGGATGTCCTTATCACACATGGTCCACCAAAGTACACATTAGATGTGTTACCTACTGGAGTCAATGTTGGATGTGAGGAATTAGCAAAGCGCATTGGGATTGTTAAACCAAAAATACATTGCTTTGGCCATATCCATTCTGGTTATGGAGAAAAATATGTTGATGGTGTCCAATATTTCAATGCCGCTGTCTTGGGGGAGAATTATAAGTTAACAAATAATCCAATTAATATAGAATATAATATAGAATCAAAGGAAATTGTCTTTATTTAAAATGTAAACATTTATTATAAAAAAGTTTGGGGTAAAAAACCCCAAACTTTTCTTATTTAGGATATTTAGCATATTTATAATAAAAGAAAATAGATATGGATGAAAATACAATAGCAACAGTATTTGTTACAGCAATAACTGTCTTGGGGTCAGCAAGTGCCTGGAGATTCTATGAAAAAAGGGCTGAAAGACGTAGAGAAGAAGATAATTTTATCAGAGAAGATTGTAGGGATAGAATTGCTAAACTAGAAGTCTTATTATTAAAAAGTTCAGAAGAAAAAGACCAGATGAGGGAAACCATTTTGAAATTGGTTGAGCAAGTTTCAGCATTAACAGTAAAAGTTCAATTTTTGGAGGAAGAAAATAAGATGTTAAAGTTAAACAACCATTAACAAAACTATGGAAAAACAAACACTAAAAAATATACTTAATTTTCTTGAAGATAATGAAGAAAAAAAACATAAATACAAAAATACATTTATTTGGAAAGATGTGTTTAATGAGTCATTAACAAAAGAAGATTTAGTTTTTAAAGGTGATTTGTATTTAGAGAATTTAGATATATCAGGATTACCAGAAGGATTACAAGTTGATGGAGATTTGAATTTATACTCTTCCCCCATACAAGAATTACCAAAGGGCTTGAAAATTGGGGGAGATTTGGATTTATATGGTTCAGATATAGATAAATTACCAGAAGGGTTAAAAGTTGGGCGTGATTTGAACATACAATATTCATTTATTTCATCATTACCAAAAGGTTTAAAAGTATATGGTGATTTGAATATTGATTCTTCAAAATTATCAAGATTTTCTGATGAAGAATTATCTAAAATGATTATACCTGGATTTATATTAGGAAAAATACATAGACAGTAAAAATTTAAATATTTTTCATTATCTTTACAAAAAAAAGATGAAAAAAGAAACCCCAACCAACACGCCAAAGAAATACACCAGAGTGTTTACTGATGAAAATTCAACAACCACTTGGTTTTATGATGAAGCCATAACAACGAAAGGACCTGTTGAGGTAGTAATAAAGTACAATAGAGTTTACGAAGCCAATTTAAATAAGGAAATAAGTAAAACGGTTAAAAAGGCAAGGACTTAGTTCTTGCCTTTTATAACACCCAAGCAATGCTTAATGTATTCTCTCCCCCTTGGTGAAACGCTTTCATCATTATAGACTTTTTCTAAATCTTTAACTAGTTCTTCACCGTGCTTATTTTCTTTATATAATTCAATTATTTTATCCATAGCAGAAACACATTGATTACTTGTTTCATCAAAGTAATTGTATGGTTTATATTGATTTATCATCTTAGATACTTTAAAGCATAAGTCTTCACCCCTATCGTTTAGGTTTGGTCTTGTTCTCATTGTTTTCAAAGTTTCAATCATATCTGTTAGTGAATTAATCCCAGATTTTCTAATTTTAATTCCTTCGATATAATCTTCTTGTTCGTCTTCACCAACAATTTCTTCCAGACTCTTAACATTATTTTTGTGGCAGAATTTTCTATCTTCTTCTTTTGATTTCTCATTAAGATATAGATTTTTTATTCTAATCTTGTCTTCATTACTTATGCTAAATTTTATACTCATGTTGTTATTTTTTATTATTACTATAAATATATATTTATTCAAAAAAAATAAATAAAAAACTATTTATCTAAAAAAATATACTAATATGAATTTAAATTTCAGTTCAACAGATGTGGCATTAGCTAAAAAAATCAATTTTGATTTGATTGCTAAACACTTCAAAGCATTAGAAGAGGGTAATGACATTATTCTGGATTTGCCCCCAACCCAAATACAGGCTTTATCAAAAGCGACTGCATTAAATAATCAACCAAGTTGGGGTTGGAATTTCCTACAAAGCCAGATTCTCGATGAAAAATTGAAATCTGGTAGTAATTTTAAAAGAAAAATTCTTTATTGTGTTGTTGATACTATGGCTTATCCGACACATACTGCATTAACGTCAGATAATCAATTTGTTGATAAGAAGTTTTGTAAAGACTTTACAACTGATAGTACCCAAGATGATGGACACGGACACGGACACCATGTTGCAGGTATTATATTAGGTAAACATCCGCAATATAAACTTGGTGTTGGCTATGTTAATGGTGTTAATCACGGGGATTTAATTATGGCACAAAAAGGATTAGGTTCTAATGGCGGTGGATCAACACAAAGTTTAATTAATGCTATAAATCACGGATTAAATGTTTGGAAAGATAATTTTAAAGATTATTTATTGGTGTTTAATTTCTCTTGGGGTGCAACCACTGAAAATAATGCAATAACTAAAGCTATAAATGAAGCAATAAATAATGGAGCATTTGTTAATGCTGCTGCTGGTAATAATGGAACTGGTTTATTATCATTTCCGGGGGGCTTGCAGAATGTCATTTCTTGGGGTGCACACGATAGTAGGGGTAACAAGGCATCTTTCTCGCAATATGGCAACACGCTGGTCGGTATTGCCCCTGGTGTACAAATTTGGTCATGTTTTAAAGATAATAATTCTTATGTTAGTTGGGATGGTACATCAATGGCAACACCGCACGGAACAGCAGCAGTTGGATTATTATTAAAATACAATCCAGATATTAAGAATCAGAATGATTTAAAAGAATACTTGGTAAACAATCTAACTGATGGTGGTAAACCTGGTAGAGATGATTGGTATGGTTATGGGTATCCAAAATTCGATAAATTATTTAAGTAATAAGTTTTGGTTGGGGTTATTTGGATTTTATAAACTCTTTAAAAGTTATCCAGCCCCAATCAAAATATTTTTCATTCACATATTGTGGTTGGTACATAAAAGGACAATCCTTTCCAGAAATATCAAAATGTCTGTAAACATCATCAGCGGTTAATTTATGCTTTTCAAATAAATGATGTAATAAATTTTTTACATTATTTATGGTTTTTCCCCAATCATTGTCTATATTTACACACATTTCAATGCCAATGAAATAATCATTTGGACTTCCACCTTGGGGAACTAATGCTTTTCTAACTGGTAGATTGCTTTTTCTTTCTCTATCACCAACATGATAAGCAACTTCATTATCTGGTATTAAGTAAATTGTTTCTTTATCATCAACAACATAATGAGTACAACCTATTTTCCAATTATTTTTAAAATAATTCAAATGAGAGGCAGCCCCAGCACCACTTCTAGTATTAGCAGTCCAATGAACTATAATACCCTTTAATTTCTTTAATGGTTTTTTTGGGCGTTCTGGGATAAAATTTTCAGTAATTTTCATTTTATATATATTTATTATAAATATTATGAAATAAAAAATTTTGATTAATAAATTTTTTTCACTAATATTGATATTTATAATTAAAAAACAAAATAATGGCAAAAACAATAAGATTAACGGAGAATGATTTACAATTAATCATTAGAAGAATTATTTCTGAACAAAATCAAGCAACTATTGCTCAATATAAACAAATATTTGTTGATTCAGGTAAGATTAGCGAAGAAGTTTATGACGAGATTGTGTCAGCTGCTGGCGGTAAAGGTGCTTATATTAAATGGTTATCTGCAAGAGTTGCTGAAAAGAAAGTTCTTGAAGAAGATATCTACAAATATGAGGACTATTTCAAATCATTTGATGATGCAAAAAAATCAAATGCAGGTAAAGCGTTTTTCTCTATATTAGATATCAATCAGATTAAATCTAGTCGTGATATTAGAGAATTTGAAAAAGCAGCAATTGCTTTCAAAGAGAAAGGTATTGAATTTGGTATGGATGATGAGCTTGGTAGTAGTGAGAATTTAGTTTCAAAAAATGATTTATTGAAATTAGATGCTGCTGGAATTAAGTTACTAGGCCTTGTTGATGGGTATCAAATATTTAAAATATCTGACATTTCAAAAGAAACGCATAAGGTATATTGTGATATTTTATTTAAAGCTCAAAAAGGTGCTGAAATTAAATTCTGTACTTTTGGACATGGGCATTATAGCAGATATTTAAAAGACTACCCCGGGTCAGCATATTATTTCATATTTAATTTGGGTGATCCTATGGCACCTTATCAATTCCATTATGAGTCAAATCAATTTATGGATAGAAGAGACCAACAAATATTTTAAGGTATTTAAAAATAACTTAATTAAAAAAAAGGAAATCATTAATCAATGGTTTCCTTTTTTAATTTATACCCCTCCATACTAATCCATTTCCCAATGATACTCCCAACAATATATACGGGGACTACAGCATAGTTATGGTTAAATAGGTTATCCAATGAATAATATGCTGTACACAATGATGTCAAGTTAATCCAAACAGAATTAATCAATAGTCGGTTTAACTTATTTTCATAGGTGTATTTTATTTCCAATGTTTTAAAAATATTAAAAACAATTTGAAATATAAAAATTAAAATATATTCAAAAATCATTACTTTGTTATACGAAGTCCAGCGCCAATCGAAAAGTCTGGGTTTATTGGGTCTATATCAAACTTAATAACAATTTTCTTAAAGTCAAATAACCCCCCAAATTTAATTCCAACAAAACTCTTACCAAATTTTGGAAATGAATATGATTTGCTGCCATTTAAAACTGCCAAGTCATCAATAAACTGATAATTAACAACTCTACTACCAAAACCAACTGAAATAAACGGTGAAATAAAGCCTATACGTTGGCCATATCCAGCATAAATCCTATAACCCTTCTCTATATCCTTTAATCGCTCATCATTCCACTGGATGGCATTCTGTATGTTAATATTGGAATAAAATTCACTATTATCTAGGTTTGGTCTAAACATAACATCCGCAATAAAGAATTTATCTTCACCAATTGTGGTAAATAACCCATAAAGTCTTGTTGATTTGGATAAACCAATAGTTCCATTGAATGGTTTAAGTGGAGCATATGGTAATCCTGTATATGTTGGGGAATATTGGTGATATCTCCTAGTATCTCTACCAATATATCTGGTAATTTGGTTTGGATTATAATATGGGTTGACATTATAAAATCCGTTATCCATAAATCTTGGATTTTCTTGAATTATAACAACATTTGGTGTTTTAGGTGCAAATTTTTCATTCCTAATGCTTTGTTTTTCCCTCAATTCTTCACTTTTTGACATTTCTGTCTTTTGTTTGGAATTATCTTGCCCAATAACCATTATTGGAAATAATAATAAGAGTATTAAATTTTTCATATGTAGTTTTATTATAAATATGAGTAATTAAAGCAATAAAATAAATTAATTTTAACAATATTAATATTTGTAATATATTTATTTTATAAAAAAGATGAAAATAAGTGATTATTTAACAATTGTTATCCCATGTAAAAATGAAAAGAATGTAATAATAGACTGTTTAACTTATTTGGATAAACAAACTGATATTTTAGGAACAAATGTTTATATTTGTGACTCATCTAATGATAGAATTACAAAAAGTTTGATAAAATTAAATGAATTTAATAATTTGAATATCGAAATGCTGTCTGGGGGGTTACCTGCGAAGGCTAGAAACATAGGTTTTAAACGTTCAAATACAATTTATACATTATTTCTGGATGCTGATGTTTTTTTGAAAGATAAAAATTTATTATTAAATTGTGTGAATGATTCATTAGATAATTACTTAGATTTGCTTACCGTTAAATTTAAAACATTAAATGGTAAATATGATTTTGTTTATATTATGCTTGATTTTTTAAGGAAAATGGTTTCAAGGATATCCCCATTTTGTCTAGGCGGATTTATGTTTTTTAGAACATTAAAATTACGTGAATTGGGTGGATTTAATAATGAATGTGTTTTTGCTGAAGATTATGAGTTAAGCAAAAGAGTTGAACCAAAGAAATTTAAAGTTAGTAAGCAATACGCTTATACATTAAATAGAAGATTTGAATCCAAAGGTATTTATTATATGGGTAAAATGCTTTTTAAGTCTTTTATAAATAGGAATAATCCAGAATTCTTTAAACAATCGCATAAATATTGGGATTAATATGAAATTAATTAATGTTGCAAAAAGTTTAATCTTGGAGGCATCTGCAAAGGATGTTTTGGTTAATAAGTTAAAATTAAGTGATGAAGCTGCTGATTTCTTTGTTGAAAATTTTTATGAACTATGTTCAGAATATAATATACCAATTGAAAAATAAAAAAATATGAAACTATTAAACTCTTTAAAATCCATAATTTCTGAAGCAAAGTCTTTGGAAGAAATTTATAACCAGTATTATAGTGATATACCTTTGCAAATATTTACTAGAATTATAAAGGCAGATCCCAAAACGGTTGTTAAAAATGATAAAATAGTAAAAGTTGGTAAATATGCCAAAATATTACTAAACATTTATAAAATTGGTAATATGCCAAATCTTGAAAATTTGGTTGAAGCCACCAGATACTTAAAAATAGTTTATGATAAAAATTTGAGTATTGATATTAAGAATATCAAGCAAATATCAGATTTATATGATATTGTAAAAAAGTATATTGTATCTATTGAAACACCCATAAGGGAAATTTTAAAAGAATTGCCAAAAGATTCATATAAACTTCTGCATAATGGAGAAAATTGGGTTGTTTTTAGACCTTTAACAGAGAAGGCAGCAGCCTGGCTTGGTGTTGGTTCATCTTGGTGTACAACTTGGGGTAAATATAGTTTAGACCCAGCATACAAGAGTAGAGCCAACTTATTTACAACATACAATTATGCACCAATATATATTATGATTGATAAGAGTGATGAAAAACACAAATACCAATTTCAATTTAAAAAGGATGAATTTAGAGATGTTAGAGATGGAATGATAAATGTGAAAAAGTTTTTTAATGACCATCAAGAATTGAGGGAATTTTATTTTCCTTTATTATTAAATAAAGAAGGTGTTTTTACTGAAGAAGAACAATTTGAAAGATTAAATACCCTTCCAGATATGTTTTCAGGTAAAATACAATCCATTAGAATTGAAAGATTGATTGAATCTGGTATAACTAATAAAATTGCTTTGGCATTTGCCAATAATGATACTTATAGCCAATTAACAGAAGATGATGAAGAGGAAGGAATAATACCACTTATTAGTGATAGAAATTTTTATGATATATCATATGATGGGTCAAACATTGATTTTGAAATTATAGGATCTTTCAAAAAAATTGGAAATTATTCTTCAATTGAGAATTTAAAAAATCATATTGATTACCTAGAAGGATTAAAAAGAAATACTAATTTATCTGAGGAGATATATGAAGAAAGATATGATTTTGGTGATGTTGTAAAAGACTATGTGGATGATTATTTTGAAAAAAATAGTTCGGATATAAAGTATAGGAATTACAATTTCCCAACATTAGATAGATTTAAACAATATTTTTTAAATATTATAAGTAATAGAAAGTCAAGTTATTTTGATAAAATATTTGATAAATGGTCAGATAAAACATATGATGCAACCATATCAAGTTATAATGGTGCTATAGAAAATGATTTAGATTCTATAAAAAAATATGCATTTATAAGCGAATCAGGATATTATTCACGTACACAAGTTTTGAGTGTGAATTCTTATGAGTTTATCCAATATGTTAATAGACAAAGAATCGACCAAATAACTGATATCTGCCAACTTTTTGAAGATTATATTGATTATGCTGATATTGTAACTGATGAATGGTATGTTGAGTTTGATAGAGTATATCCCTCATCTGAAGATATGTATCCAGTTATTGCAGATGTATTAGAAAATGTCATTATAGAAGAATTTGGATCTGTGGATGACCCAAATCCAGAAAGTCTAAAAATTAGAATGAAATTAGTGGAAATAATTGAAAAATATTTTAAGGAAAATAAGGGATATGATTGGAAATATAGGGAATATCCCAATATTTTTGATGGAACACTTGTAAAGATATATTTAAACCCACAAATTGATTTTGATGATTCAACTGTTAAAATAATCTTGATTGATAAGAAAACAAAAAATGAATATACTGGAAATATGCCTATTGATGAATTATATAATACTATGTTTAATTACAAACTAGATTTATTTTTGGATAATACTGATGCCAAGGAAGTCTAAATGAAAAACCCCCAGACAAATTATGCTTGGGGGTTTTTTATTAAAGTAATCTACTTATTTTTTCTGCTAATTCGCTAATAAGATATTTTGAACTATTTTGAAAATATCTAAAATGGTCAAAACGCAAGTAATTTTCATTAAATTCATCTTTTGGTAAAACCATATCTTTTTTAAAGTCAAATCTTGTAATACCTTCTGGGTTTTTATATCCCTTTGTAAAATCTTTATTGAGGGTGCTTATGGTCTCTAATTCATCATCCTTTGGATTATATGCGTGAAATGGTCTACCTTTAACTTTAGTCATAAATTGGGCTTCATCTCCAAAGTTATAATGTGAAAATGTATCTGTGTCATCTAATCCAGGATATGATGTATTATTTGTTCCATATAAATATTTACTTCCACTATCCTTTTCAAAAATCATTACAGCATCTTGGCAAAATAGTTTTCCTAATTTTATAATGTTATCAATAAACTTGGGGTCTTCATTAAGATTTACAACAAACAAAGAATCTTCTTTTTTTTCTTTAGGTTCTGCTCTTACAATAACTTCTCCTGATTCTGCATCCAATTCTTTTTGTTTATCACTAATATAATTTTCAATATAATTACCTTTAACATTTGTTATGGCATACTTGTTATTTAACAAAAAGGCTTTAAGTGCCTTATTTCTTCCTTTGTTGTCAGATATATTTATTTTTGTTAAATCTTCTGTATCATATAAACAATTAACTAATTCATCCCTAAATGCTGTTATGATTGCACAATCATACTTTTTAGTAAGACTTAATACCCTACTCATAGATGATTCAGTTAGGATTTCTGGAACTTTTGGTTTGTTATTTAAATGTGAATAGTCAGTTTCATTCAATAACTTATTAAATTTGTCTATTAAATCTCTCATTTGTTTTTCTAAATAAATATTACCAATGCTAAAATATATGAAAAAGCCTGCTAATAAGCAAACTTTTCCACATAAAAATGGTTATTTTTCAATAAACATATTTGTTTGGTTTACTGGAAACCTAGCGACTGGATAAGTCTTTTCGTCTTCATCTTTTTGTTTAACTTCATAATATCCATCATAAATTTTAACTGTTGGTACAGAATTAAATTTACAAATGAGGGTACCTTCAGATTTTTGACCTTCAAAAACTCTAACAGTTTTTTCTGTTGTGTTAAATAGTAATGTTTGCATTGTTTTGTTTTTAAATTTTATAAGACATATTGTCTATTGGTTAAGTATATCATAATTTACAATTAAATCAATATCATCCTACAACATTTACCAATTCTTCTGTGTGGTGGTCAAATCCCATATCTGACGCAATTGGTTGTTTATTTAGAATAGAAAGAACCTCTTTAAAATTATATGGCCTAAACTCTGGGTGTCCATCCATCCCCACGTCCATTCTTTTGCCTTTTCCGAGCCTTTTATTGGTTGGAAGGTGGCAGTGTCCGTGTAAGTGTATAACCCCCTTGTTTAAGCCATTCCAGGATGCTATGGGGTAGTGGCAAAGGACAAATTTATTATTATCAAACTCAAGTTCAACATAGGAGTTAACGCTCATAAATAATCTCTGGATGTTATCTTTGTTTTTCTCAATGTGGTCATCGTGATTTCCAAGAACAAGGTGGATATTCTTGCAAACTAGTCGATTGTGAAATTCTGCTATGCTATCAAACCCACCAAATGACCAGTCGCCCAAGCATATTAATATGTCATCTTGATTTACAATTGCATTTATGTTGTTAACAATAGCGGCATTCATTTTCTCAATTGATTCAAAATCCCTTGTGTTCTCTGTTGGGACTTGACCATCTTTGGTTCTCCAATTGGTTGTTCCCCTACATATGTTATTGTGGTTATAGTGGGGATCACTAAAAATCCAAATTTGCCTTTCTTTTTTAATTTTTAACTTCATTTTGTTTTGTTTTGGTGTGATGCAAAGATACAAAAAAAATGGAAATAATGATATATTTATATAAAAAAAATTATGAAAACAATAAGATTAACAGAATCTGATTTAAATAAAATAATAAGAAGAATTATATATGAACAAGATGACCAGACATTCGACCAAATGTTAGATACTATAGAAAAATCAATAACAATAAAACCAAATAGTATTAATAGATTTTCTAAATCAATAAATTGGGGGTATAATAATACAAATGTAACATACCCCTGGCGTTACAGTATTTCTTTTACTTTTGAAGGTGCAAATAATTTTATTACAATAGAATTAGCTGTTTCACCATCGACAACAACTATATCTAAAGAACTTAGAGCCATTTTAAATACTTACCCAGATATTTCAAAAGAAATATTAGGTGGGGGAGACCGATTTATGTTAACTTATAATTTTAATATGGACAAATTAAATACCGTTATTGAATTCAGTAAAAAAATATTACAAGTTTGTAGTAAATTTACAACTGGTAGAATTTAATTAAACCAATAAGGAATTTCTCTATTTTTCCAAGTGGCAAAACCTTTTTTTTCGCCAATATAGTAGTTTCTATATGATTGAACAAAATCATCAACTTTATATTGGTCTGGCATAGCCAAAGCTGGTGGGGTAAACCCAATATCTGGAATATTTGGCAAATTATTCAAACACCATTGAATCACATCAGTTGATTTGTGGTGTTTGTTGTATCTATATGTATATTCTTTTGATAATTCAAGCCCAAGTTCACACAAATATAAATAATTTGTTAAAGATGTTCTGCACCAGATAGAACATGGATGATTTTTATGTGCCAACTTATATGGTGGTTCACCATCTCCACATAAATGGTTCGCTGAACATAGCAATTGTGCGGTTTCTAATATCATCTTAACAACATGTTTATCACAATGATATTGAGCGTTTATTTGGGGATTTTCATCCAATAAGAATATGTTCATGTTTTTTTTTGCAAATATACAAAAATTTTGAATAGTTGGTAATATTTATAATAAAATTAAAACTATGAATTCTTATTTTTTTAAAATAACAGATGAAGAGAAAACAAATATTCTAAGCAAACACAGAGAATTATATGATGGCTATGTTTCTATGCAAAAAAAACAAAGCCCACAACAAATAAGTGTGTATAATGACATTAGCGATAACAAAGGTTTTACCTTAAAAAATAGCGATATTATAAGGGAAAGCAAAGATAATATGTGCGAGCAATGTGGCAGCAAAATGAACGAAAAGGAATGTCCTGAATGTGGTGCTATGAACGAAAATTGGGATACAGAGGATTTAAATTTAGATAATTCTATGGATTTTATTGAAAGTGAAGAGTATCTATATGAACTAAATATTGAGGAGAATAAAAAATACTCCCCAATAATGGAATCTTTTATTAGAATTGCTAGTGAAATGAATTTAATTTATGAAACCCCAAAAGTTAATAAAACAATCAAATCTAATCGTTTAAATGAAGAATTAGATAATATTAAAAGTTTTATGACTAAAATTAATGCTTATTAAAAACCATTATAATGGAGATTAAAGAACTTATTACATTTTTTGTTGATAAAGAGGTAAATATTTTAGATGTGACTTTTAGATTAATAGACGATTTGGATGATACAATTAGACAATGCCAAATTGATTATGATTTAGCCGAAGAATATGGTTATTCATTAACAAATTCTTATTTATATTTTCCAGATAATGAAAATGATTTAGATATGGAAGAATTTGATGAGAATGAGGTGGATAAAAATGAACTTATAAATTTTTTAACAGAATACTTCACTATAAACCCAGATCAATTACCAAAAACGCAAAACTATTAAATATGAAATCTAAAAAACAATTTGGCGAACAAGAAGACGCAGCAGCCGCTTCTACTAATAGTACGCCAGCAACTGGTGGTGGAACACCAGCAAGTAAATGGGACTCAGGTGTTGTCAGAGGAAAAGCAAACCCCGTTGATAGCAAATCAAAATGGGATTCAGGCGCAGCCAGAGGTAAAGCAAACCCTATTGATAGCAAATCAAAATGGGAATCAGGTTTAACTAGGGGAAAAGCAAATCCTTTAAATTAAAAATTATGGAAAATATAGATAAAAAAATAGATGTTTTGTTAAGGCAAAAATTATTGATGGGGTATAATCCATCTGATAATTTAAATGAAAATATTTCTATAGTAAAAGATTCAATCAATAAGAAAGAAAAATTAGATGAAGTTATTCTACCAGCAGGAGCAGCAGCATTAGCAGCTGGTGGTGGTGGTGCGACTGCGGCTGCATTAGGGGGGGCATCTCTTCTATTACCTGGTTTAGCCATAGCAGGTGGTATTGTTTTGGCAGGTTGGGGAATTTGGAATTTTGTTGATGGTTCTGGTAGGAATGTTGTTAGAAACAAAATTGAAGATTTTTTTAATTTTTGCAAAAGAAATCGCAATCCTTTAAATGTTGATCGCACTAAAACCAATAATATAGCAAAAGAACTTTGGACTGCATTTGAAAGAAAAGGATTTTTGGGTACAGGAATTGGTACTGATGAAGAAGGAGTTTATAATGCACTTAAAAAACTTTCAAGTATAGGAGAGTTTTGCTCTGTAATTGATGAATATTATAGAGATTATGCTCAAGGCGGTTCATCTTTATGGCGAGAAATAAAAGATGAAATGTGGAGAACTGCTGAACTAGGAAAAGTAGAAGCAATTTTAGCTAAACTTTATAGTCAAGCACAACAAGATTTGGGTCAAAGGACGTCATGTCTTGTTAAATTAATTAAGAGAAGATTTAATACTACTACTTTACCAACGGGAGGTACTCTACTTATAGCCGCAACAAGTAATAAAGATATTGATGCGCATGGTGGTATAGTATTAAAAGGTTTATTTCCAGATGCTACCGGGATTAACTGGGAAACAAAAGATGGACAAATAAAAGGTGTAACTACATGTGCCCAAAACGGATGTGTTATATTTCAAGGTTCAAATGGGTGTAAATACCTTATTGACCAATGTAACCCTAGTGGTAAAGGATGTATAGGTGCTGCTGCAACTGGAGGTGGTGGCGCTGGAGGTGGTGCTGCTGTTGTTGGAGGTAGATTTTGCCCTAATGGGTATAACCCACCAACTGATGGCCTTTACAAAAAATGTACATCTGGTGACCTAGTTAAAAAAGTACAAGAATGTTTGGGTGTGAATGTTGATGGTAAATTTGGACCTAGAACATTAAGAGCGCTTAGAATTAAAAAAGGTGTTGAGAGTTTTAAGGAAGAAAATATACCATCAATATGTGCTGCATCACTAGATAACCCAGTACAAGCAAATCAACAAACACAACCCCAAGCAAATGATTATGGATATCAAGCTTTAGAAGTTGTGCCATTAAATAAGCCAAACTTTTAACAATAAATTTTAAATAAATTAAAATGAAAAGAACACATTTAAATAATATATCTGAAAAAGAAAAAAATGATATAAGACATTTGTATAATATATTAATATCAGAACAACCAGCAAGTGCACCACAAACAGCATCGTCTAATGATTTTATTGATTTTAATGATTATGTTAATTTAGCAAGAGATATTGTTAACTTAAAACTTTGTTCTTTTGATACTGATTTTGAAAACATATATCCAGCAAGAACTAAGGAAAATAAAATTGTAATTGTTGCCACAGCCAAAGTTGATAGGGTTAAAGGTGCTAATATTTTCTATTATAAAAAAGGGGAAACTATTGAATTTAATGTTGGAAGCCCTGTAGAGGGGGGAATTTATTTTACTAATAAAACTAGTAATTTAAAATTTTATTTTAATTGTCCAGAATTGGGTAAAGAAGTTACAAGAGTTAGTACGAAAGTTGAAGATTTATTAGGTCAAAAAGGATTTTTTAAATCAAATAGTGTACAATTGCAAAATTATACAAATCAGTTAAATGACCCAAGGTATTTTGAAGAAAAATCTATACAAGAATTAGCAATTGAGTATAAAAATTCAATGGGATTTAATCCATTATATTATATGGGGCCAAAGTTTTTCTACAAAAAATTACAAAATACAACTGAAAGTAATAATTTAACATCAGAACAGCAACAAGTTCAAAAGACTTTTGCGGAAAAATATGGTGCAGTTGTTGAACATGTAGTTTCTGATGCAGAGAAAGTTAATTATACTAAAATAAATTTAAAAGACTACAATAATACATTTAAAGATGATTATTTTATGTTAGTACCTAACCAAAGAATACAAGATGTTCAAAGAGATTTTAAACAAGGAAATACTTTATTATCAGTAGATAAAGAATCTGTATTTGGCTGTACTAGGTTATTGAAAACGTACAAAGAATTATTCTATAAATACAAAAATAATGAATACACCACAGATTCGGCACTTTCAAATATCAAGCCGAAATTAGAATATTGCTACCGTAAATTTAGAACAACAAAACTTGGTGGAGAATTATTCCCATTTACAAATAGTAATGATAAAAATTTAGGCCCATTCTTATTAAAAATTTAAAAAATGCAACTGAAACAAATTATTAAAGAAACTTTAATTATAAACGACTTAAAAAGAACTATTGAAAAGGAATCTAATTATGTTCCATTTCAAAAATTACCTTATAATCAGAAGTTAAGAATTTCATTTATGTATATTAGTGAAATTAATAAAATGGCGAGTAATAACATTTTGTCAGAACAAATTGATTTAAATACTATTGCGAATTTTGTTACCAATAATAAAGCAGCATCAACAGTTGGATCAGGACTTGGACAAACCGCAATTGAATGGATGGTTAAAAAAATAGCAGGTAGATTAGGTATTACAGAAGGTTGGCTTTTGGATACAATTGTAAATTATTTTCTGGACAATCCAATGGATGTTGTTAAATCATTTAAAGATTGTAATTTAATGACAAAGAAAATAATCGAGGCATTGACAGAAACATTAATGAAGAAAGTTATAGATGAAAAAATTATGAAATCTTTAGGTGTGGGTAGTTTAATTAGTGGCTCTATTAGAAATTCACTAATGGAATTAATGCAGAATGCTGAATGGGAGAGGTTACTAATGGCTAAATTTACGCCAATAGTTTGTAAATATAAAGATGATATGCTTGGTAGTGCTTGGAGTAAATTTTTTAAATAATATGGATTCTACGGATAGCATCCGTTAATCATAAATTGGATTTTAAAAAAAAGAGGAGGTATTCAAAATTTAGGAGAAGGTTGGGATTTACCCAACCTTTTCTTTTTTTTACACCTTTTTTGTTTTGACAATATCGTCAATTATGCCGTAAGCTAATGATTCATTAGCATCTAGCCATAAATCTCTACTAGCGTCATTTTTCACCTCTTCTGCTGTTTTGTTACAATAATTTCCCAATAATTCAAAAAGAATATCGTTTGTTTTTAACCATTCTTTCATAGTTATTTCGGCATCTTGAATATTACCATAAGCACCCCCAGAACTTTGGTGGAGCATAGTTTTAGAGAATCGTAACATAGACCTCTTACCTTTTGTTCCTGCGCCAAGTATAATTGACCCCATTGATGCAGCCATTCCTGTGTTCACTGTACGCACATCACAAGCAATATAGTCCATAACATCAACAATTGACAAACCAGCCTTCACAGACCCCCCAGGGCTATCTACGTGCAATGTAACGTCTGATTTTTCGACAGAATCAAGGAACATTAATTGCGCTTGAATTATGGTTGCCATTCTATCTTCTACTGGTCCAGCAATCCATATTAATCTATCCCTCATTAATCTTGAGAATATATCAATTTGAGTTGCCCTCATTTCTCTTTCTTCAAGAATATAGGGGGTCATAGAGTTCTCAAAATAATCCAAATTAGATGATGGTTTACCTAAATGGTTAACATAATAGGATTTAAATTCGTTTCTCATATTTGTATTTTTTTTTAATTATAGGTATTTTCTTTTTAAGAAACAAATGATGACTTATAATCTTCCCATATTTTTGCAATAGATGATTCACTGATAAAAAGTGTTGGTGTTTTTGGTTGGAATCTCAGGGGCATTCTGGCTTCATCTGGCGTTTTATCCCCCTTCTTTAAATTACAAGGCAGACAGCAAGTTATAAGGTTATTCCAAGTATTTTTACCCCCTCTTGACTTTGGGATTATATGGTCAATGGTTAATTCTTTTTTTGATCCGCAATATGCGCATTCATTATTATCTCTTTTATATAATCTTTGCCTATTCACTCTTAAATTCTTCGTTTTATGTGAAATATAATTAAAAAGTCTAATGATTAATGGCTTTGTATAATTTACTGTTTCACTTCTAATTATATTAACATCATTTTTTATAATTTCTGCCCTACCTTTGATAACCAGAACTATGGCTCGTTTAAGGGTGGTAATATTCAAGGGGGTATAATCTGAATTAAGCACTAATATTGTTTCCATTTAAGTTTTATAGAAATATAATAAAATAAAAAAAGGGTTGCAAGTATTTTTTGCAACCCAATTCCATATTAGTTTATGACTCGGGGTCTGTTTTCCAATTTCAAAATCCAATTTTTCCTAAAAAGACACAATAAGTTTGATATTTTCATATTAATTTAGTTGTACTAATAAATATAATTAAGTAATATAATTGGGTTAATATTTGGAAGTTAAAAAAATAAATTTTTACATTTTTATCTTTTATGTATATTTATTATTAAAATTTAATATGAAAAAATTAATGCAAATTGATGAAAACAAATTGATTGGGATTATAAAGAGTATGTTAGCGGAACAATCTGTTGATCCTATTCGTGCAACTATAAATAACACTCGTCCTAATATTAATACTTTTGATATCCCAACTCAAAAAGTACAAGGAATTGATCGTATGGGGGACGATGATATTGATTACTTGGCACAACAACAAGCAGCACAACAACAAGCAGCACAAAAGCAAGCAGCACAACCACAGCGAAAAACTAAGGCGTGTGCTGGTTATACGGAAAAAGCAACAGGTCCTTATAAATTATGTGATAGCGGTAAAGCCATTATAGCATTACAAACAAAATTAGGATTTAAAGGTAACGCTATAGATGGTAAACTTGGTGTATTAACTATGAGGGCGGCTCAAAAGCAAGGCCTTGTACAAAACAATACAATTCTTGATACTAAAATAAATGATTTTAAAAGTAATGTGGTAACTACAAATACCAAGCAGAGTAATAGTAGTTCTGGGTATATAACAATAAATAAAAAGTATTTGGGTTTACCAGGTGCAATATTTCAAGCATATAAAAAGGCAGAGTGGATTAATTTAACAAATCCAGATGGTAGAACTACAGTTACAACTAATTGTTCTAATTTAAAGACTAATATGTATTATAAATATATTCCTACAGAACAAAAAGGTTGGGTAACCCCAACAACTACAAAGAATTTAAGTGGATTACTTAATTATTATTTTTGTCAAACAAAAACAAATGCAATAAATGTCACTAACGAAGTTATAACTGAACTATCTAAAGAACGTTCAAAATATTTTTTTGGTTCAACTTTCACTGCTATTAAAAAAAGGGATGGTGGTATTCATATAAAAAATGAAAAAGGTGGAGTAAACCTTGCTACAACTTGTGGTGAACTAAATACTAATATATTTAGAAGGAATTATAGAATGCCAAATTCTCAAGTTGGCACTACTATTGAATTACCTAAATTAAGCGAAAAAATTAAACCATTATTTTGTAGTACAAATAAATAATTTAATTTGACATTACACAATAATACATTATTTTTATTTTAAAACAATATGGAACTTACAAAAGAACAACTAGTTGAAAAAATAAATGCTGGTGAAAAAATGTTGGTAGATTTTTACTCTACAACATGTGGACCATGCAGAATGCTAAAGCCAATGTATGAAAAGTTGGCAAGTGAATTAAAAGAGCAAAATTCTGATGTTTCATTATATACATTTAATGTTCAGAATGATGTAAATTATGCAGTAAATGAAGCTGGAGTTAGGGGTGTACCAACAATTAAAAGTTATGCTTCATCTATTGTCAAAGAAACAATTGTAGGCTTACCAAGTTTAACTGAATTAAATGCGTTGGTTTTAGATTTAAAATGATTTCATTTATATTTATAAATAAAATATAAAATATGTTATATATAAATGAAAATGAAAAAAAACATATAAAATCATTGTATTATACTAAAGATGTAAATGAACAAGTTGAACTTTTAAATCCTATGAAAGCACCTACCTTAATAAAAGGTAGTCTGTTTGATACATATAATAAAGTTATAACTAGGTATTCTGGCGAAGAGAAAATTCACAATATATTAGATGATACTGAACTTGCTGCTGCATTTGCAACAGCAGGTGTTGGCGATGCATATATTGGAACTTTACATTCACTTTATTGGTTTTATGAAGGTTTTATGGATCAACTACAAGAATCGAGAATTAAAAAATTTATTCTTGGTATTGTTGAATTAGTTTTAGCTATTCCTGGTTTAAGTGAACTTAAATTTTTGGATAGGTGGAAAGATTTTATAAAAAAAAGTCCAATCACTCAGACAATAGAAAAATTATCTAAATCTATGTCACCTTTTTGGTCAAAAATAAGAACATATTTTTTACAAGCCATAGCTAGTTTAAGAAAACTTGATGATTTTTTAGTTAAACAACAATTTGAGTTTTTGTCTAGGGTCTGTAAAAAAATAATTAAATCAATTAATAATATAAAATTATGGTTTGATGATATGATTATATATTTCCAAAAATTAAGTGGGTCATTTTCAAAAAACATAAAATCAACTATTAAAACATATTCTAATCAAACTAAAGACAATAATGTTGTAGATATTATAGATAAAACTATAGAGTATGGTACACCCATTAAAGGAGTTGCGAAAAATACAAATAATATGCAGATGTCAACACAAGATACAACAAATCCCATATACTATAAGCCAAAAGTCAATCCAAATCAACCTAATGTAAAATATACAAACTAAGTTTGATTGTGTTACTAAATTTATTATATTTGTTATTAAACTAATCAAAACAAATTATATGACAGACAACAAAGCAATATTAATAGGTCATTATGGTGGTGACAAGACGCATTGTTTAGCCGCTTGGAGTTCAACATTCCTTGAATTAAATCTGGAAATGCCAAAGCAAATAGAAGATAGGGTTGATGTAATTATCAATTACATTTTAGCAAATTCAAAAAGAATCAGAAACATTGAGCAGTTATTGGAATTTTTGGCATCAGAAGGACACACATCGCCTTTTAGATTTAGTACCTTACACTTTGTCACAACAACAGAAATAGCCACACACATTCAATTTTTGAAGCATTCAGTGGCATTGGGTGCGGAGAACGCAGAATCCGCTAGATACAAAGAATTAAAAGAAGATAAATTCTACTTGCCAAATGATTGGCTTGAATATGGCGAAAAAGGTGAATTTTGGCATAACGAATTAAAAGCACAAAGTGAGAAATTAAATAAAATGTATCACAATTGCTTAAATGATTTAATACAGGCTGGAATGCCAAAAGCAAGAGCAAAAGAATCCGCAAGATTTTTTAAGATGTATAATTCACAATTGAATAGCAATAAGATAATGTCTTTTGATGGATTTATGCAAATATACAAGAAAAGAAATTTGTTATCGCCCTCCCAAAAAGAAATTGGTGATGTTCTGGAACAAATGTTAAATGAGATAAAATCAATACCAGATAATCCGTTTAAGGATTCGTTAAAAGCATTTGGCGTATAATAAAAAGGGCTTGTAAAATAAATTACAAGCCCTTTTCTATTTAGGTTTTTTTTATTTACCTTTTTTTGCGACAACTGGAGTTTCTGCTGGTGTAGCGACTGGGGCTACAACTGTTGGTACTTTGGAAAAGAAAGACCATACTGAACCAATTATTGTTGCTAATGCACCTACTACTTCAGTAACGAAAGTTTCATCAACAATTCCTTTTGTAATTAAGAAACCGCCAACAAAAGTAAGTACGTGTCTAACAATACCTAAAATTTGTTCTTTATTCATTTCAATTTTTTTAAAAAAATGTTTATATATTGCAATAATGCTATATTTATAAATATATATAAAAGTATAAAAATTTATGGAGAGAGTGAATATGTTTGATTTTTTTTTATTAAACGAGGGTGAAAGTACTAGGAAATTTAAATTTATTACAGCAAATGAATTTGATTTCTTATATAATTGTATTGACGGTAAAGGTAAGTATAACACTTGGATTGGAAATACAAATAGAAATAAATTAATTAATAATATTCTTAAATATTTAAATGTTAAAACAACTTTTGTTGATGATCTTGAAGGGTATACACAATGTACTAAAGCTAGAGAAAAAATTAAGGATTTAGGACTTGAAGCTGGCAAGAAAGCATATAATATAAAAAATTATATAACTAATATTCAGGGGGATTATGAGGTTCAAATGGCTTGTAGCACTATACCTGAATTTATGAATAAAAATATTCAATTAATATTTGATAACATTACTCTTAAAATTGGAGAATTAGAAAAAAATAATAATTTTAATGATTTTATTTCTCTACATATAGATATATTTATTGATTTTTTTACAACTAGAAATACAGGAGAAGATAAAAAAGAACCTAGAACTGCACTTTATAAACAATTAATTGATTTATATTCTAATAAATCATTCCAAAAAGTTAGAATTCAAGGAGGGGAAGATGAAGAGGAAATTGTGAGAAAATTATTTTTAATGGACTTAGAAAAGTCACAACCTAATTATATTTATAATATATATAATAGTACATTAAATAAAGATGAAGAAATTGAAAATCCTGCTTATGCATATGAGTGTAAAAATTTTTCCCAACCGATAAATAAATTATTATGCGCTTTAACTAAAAAAAGAGATAGTTCTTTAGCTTTTGATTTTGAAAAACAATTTGAACATACAACACAATTTATACCATATAAAGGTAATATTTCTTTTAATTTTAGAACACCCGAAAGTATGGGAATTGCTGTTAAAAAAGCTCGTGCCAATACTAAAGATGCAAATGAACAATTGGATAATGTGGTTAAAGAAGTGTATTTAAAATTATTTAATATAATTTTTAATGACAAAGATGTTTTAGAGTTAATAGCATGTTTAGAACCTTATTCAAATGATATGGAGAATCCAGAGGCTTGTAGGGTACGTATGAACGCATTTGAAACTATACAAAAAAAACTTATAGAGACACAAATAGTAGTGCTACTAGATGAAGATAACATTAAAAAAACAAAAGGAGATGTATTAGCAACTAGAGAAATTAGAACTTGTGATGATAAACATATTATGATAACAGCCAACTCCAAAATTGAAATCAAATTTTTTGATGAAGATACTATTAAACAAAAAAATAATACTTTACATATTACAAGAATATTAGAACCTAATAGTGAATATCTTATAAATAACATAGACACTAATATTGAAAAAAAATCAGCACAATTTAAAAATTTATTTAAATTGATTTTAAATAGTGTTATTCAAGTAGTAAAAATTCAAGTTGAAAAATCAGCAGAAAAAATTGAGTTCATATCTAAAGAAACTGCTGGTATTATAATTGCTGGACCAAAATATGTCCCTAATGAAGATAATTGGAATTTTAGTGTATATGAGGGTTCCGAATATCAAAGAGGTGATGGAGTGGGAATTAAACTACAATTACCAGTAAACTTTAAGGCTTATGATATGGTTTTTGATTACGAAACTAGAGGTTATTGTCTAAAAGTATAAAACTACTCTTTAGTATTTTTATTAGTAATATACGTTGCAAATTTTTCACTAGCAATAAAACCAAGTCCAGCTATTGCCAACCAGACTAGTCCTTCAAATATATAATCTGTTATTGTATAATTTGAAAATAAATCAACAATTGACGCAAAAATTATTGTTAGCGATGCCGAAATACCAATAGAACGTTTGCTTGATATCTCCCCACTGGAACTTAGTAATGATTTTAAAAATTTTTTCATTTTAATAAAATTTTTATACGATTTATCTCATTATTTAAGTTTTCATTATATTGAATTTTACCATCGCTAGATAATCCAGTACTATTAACAGAAATACTTCCATCGCTAGATAGTCCAGTACTATTAACAGAAATACTTCCATCGCTAGATAGTCCAGTATCACGAACAGAAATACTTCCATCGCTAGACAATCCAGTATCCTTAACAGAAATACCCCCACTTTTACTTGGAGCAGTATTGGTACCTTGGGTTGCATTTTTTATATCTGCTTGATTAAATTCTACTGATGTTTTATTTATATGACTTAATGGGTTAACAGTTGAACCATTTTTCTTCATAGCAAAGTGTAGATGCGCACCCCTTGAACTTCCTTTATTTGGATCATCTGCACCGCCACCACTATAACCTAATAGTGTTCCGCTTTTAACTGTTTGATTATTTGATACTGAAAATGACTTTAAATGGCAAAATATAGCCTCAAACCCATCACCGTGATTAATTTTTACAATTCCACCACATCTAGGCTCATCAGGTCTTACTTTTACAACAATCCCATCGGCTATTGCATATACTGGTGTGCCAGATGGTACTGCAAAATCAACACCATCGTGTTTATATGACCCACGATTTTCACCCCATTTTGAACTTACTCTTGTGTTATTAAAACCTTTTATTGGTGGGGAGAATCTTTTTGCTTCATTTAAAAATTTCATAATAGTATTTAATATATAAATATACTAAATAGTGTTATTAAACAATATTCTTAGGTTTAAATATTTCACAAAATTTAGGAGCATATTGCTTATATTCGTTATATTTTATATAAATGCTTTTGTCTTCATTTAAAAATATATGTTTATTTTCATCTATTATTTTTTTAACGAAAAAAACATAATTACTATCCTCGGCATATAATCTACCTAAATAATTGAAATATTCATCTCTTGTTTTTTTCTTTTTCTTGAAAATGAAATCTTGGAATAATTTATAATCTTCAACACTATTAGTCCAGCAATTATATACAGAATATCCTTTATTGGAATACAAAGCAACGGTTGGTCTTCTTTCTGGTAATCTCATACCAAATAAATTATTGTTTTCCAAATAAATTGTGCTTGACATATATCCACTTTCTAGCATAGCTTGGGCAAATACGATATCTGGATATTCAATATCTTGGGATAAGATTTCAAAATATACAAGTTTCTTTTTAGAAATTTCATCAGAAAATAAACTTATTAGTTTAATCTTTTCTGAATCAATTTCATTTTTTATGAAATTTGTTGTTAATAATACAATAGTATTATCAAGAATTGAAATTAGAATTAAGGAAATTATTATTTTGTTCATAATTATTGTTTAAAAAAAAATAAACTAAGATTCAGTTGTCTAATTCTTAGTTTATTTTGTTTAGTGGAGACGCAGGGAATTGAACCCTGGTCTTGCTCGTAATTTAGTAAAAAGACTACATGCTTATTCCATAGATTCTGTATGGACACATAAGACAGTTCATATTTTTCCATTTGACCTGACAACTGTGGGGGGTTCACTTCCGCTATTTGCATAGACTTACAGGTAGCACCCCAAACCAAAACCTTTGACACAATAAGTAGTATCACACTATGAGGCTTCTGTTCCTGGGTTATATGCCCACCGACCCGGGGTTGTTATGACTACTAAGCCGCAACAACAGCATCTTCACGTACTAGACCTAAAGTTGCTAAAGTTTCTAAAGTGTTGCCAGTTAAAGGCTTGAACCAGTTTTTAATGAGGTTAATTCAGCCCCAACATGCCTTCTTACCCAATCCACGCCAATCGATCCCTTTCGTCCCCTTGTCTTATAAATATCATCATTTCTGTTGATGACACAAATATAGATCCCTTTTTTTGATTTTCCAAATGGTTTTTTCATTTTCTTTTAAAAGAATTTGATTTGCTGTTTTGTGGATGGAATAATAATATTTAGTTATATTTATATATTAAAATATGAATTATGGAAAAAGAAACATTAAAAAAGATATTCAATTTTCTTGAAAAGAATGATAACAGAAATGTACCATTTATTTGGAAATTATTAAATAATGAACCATTCACAGAAGAAGAATTAAATATTAAAGGTGATTTAAATTTATCAGAAACACCCATAGAGTCATTACCTAATGGTTTGGTAGTTAGTGGTGATTTAATTTTATCCGAATGTGAAAGTTTACGTTCTCTACCAAAAGGATTGAAAGTTGGAGGTAGTTTGGATTTATCATATTCATTACATTTAGACTCATTACCTAATGGTTTAGTAGTTGGTGGTGATTTAATTTTATCTGGTTGTGAAAGTTTAGATTCCCTACCAGAAGGATTGAAAGTTGGTGGTGAATTGCATTTAGATAATAGTGATGTTTATGAATTACCAAAAGGATTAGAGATTGGTGGGGATTTAATTGTTACTAATTCAGCATTAGAGGAATATAGTGATAAAAAGTTAAGAAAAATGATTCAACCTGGGTTTATAAAAGGTAAGATATTTTATAATAATGAGGATGCTGATAGTGATGATGATGATTATGATGAAGAAGATGATGATGATTGATTTAAATTAAATATATAATGAAAAAAGAAACACTAAAAAAGATATTTAAATTCCTTGAAGAAAATGGTGAGCATAATGCACCACTTATGTGGAAATTACAAAACAATATACCAATAACAGAAGATGATTTGATTGTTAATGGTGATTTGAATTTAACAAAAACAGATATTGAATCATTACCAGATGGATTGAAAGTTGAGAATAATTTAAGTTTATATGGTTGTAAAAATATACAATCATTACCAGAAGGATTAGAAGTTGGGGGGCATTTGGATTTGGGATATTCAAATATAACATCATTACCAAAAGGGTTGAAAGTTGGTGGGAGTTTATCTTTATTTGATTGTGCAAATATAACTTCACTACCAGAAGGCTTGAAGGTTGGGCGTAATTTAGATTTAGGTTTTACAAAAATAATCTCATTACCAAGAGGGTTAAAAGTTGAGGGCTTTATAGATTTGAATGGTACAAAATTAACAGAATACACAGATGATGAATTAAGAAAAATGATTAAACCTGGATATATAAAAGGAAGAATAATTAAAGTTTAGTTAATGGAAAAAGAAACACTAAAAAAAATACTTGATTTTCTTAAACAGAATGAGAATAGAAATATTCCAATTGCTTGGAAATTAATAAATAATGAACCATTAACAGAAAAGGAATTAACTATTGATCGTGATTTGGATTTAAAAGGTTCAACTATTAAATCCTTACCAGAATATTTAAATATTAAAGATGATTTGGATTTATCTCACACAAAAATAACCTCATTACCAAAAGGATTAAAAGTTGGTGAAAATTTATATATTAAAAACAGCCCATTAACTAAATATTCAGATTATGAAATAATAAAAATGATTGCGCCTGGATATATTCAAGGTAAAATAGATAGAAGTTGGTAAATTATGGAAAAAGAAACACTAAAAAAGATATTCAATTTTCTTGAAGAAAATGAAAGACATCAAACTCCATTTTTGTGGAAATGGGTAAATAATATACCATTAACAGAAAAAGATTTAAATATTGAAGGTGAATTGGATTTAACAAACACAGATATTAAATCATTACCAGATGGATTGAAAGTTTCTGGGGATTTGAATTTAACTGAAACAGATATGGAATCATTACCAGAAAGATTGGAAGTTGCTGGTAATTTATATTTGGATCACAGTTTTATAAAATCATTACCAAAGGACTTGAAGGTTGGTGGGGATTTGAGTATTGAAGCCACTTACATAAAATCATTACCAAGAGGCTTACAAGTTGGTGGTGATTTATATTTGAATGATAGTTATTTGTATAAGACCACATCCCTTAATGAATTAAGGGATATTGTAAAAAAAATGGTTGAACCTGGTTTTATTAAAGGTAATGTAATTTTTGATGACTATGATGATTGATTTAAATTAAATATATAATGGAAAAAGAAACACTAAAAAAGATATTTGATTTTCTTGAAGAAAATGATAATAAAAGAAAACCACTTATGTGGAAATTAAAAAACAATATACCAATAACAGAAAAAGATGATTTGATTGTTAAAGGTAGTTTGGATTTATCTAGTTCAAACATAACCTCACTACCAAAAGGTTTGGAAGTTAAAGGTGGTTTAAGTTTATATGAATCAGAAATAATCTCCTTACCAGAAGGCTTGAAGGTTGGGGGTGATTTAGATTTAAGAAATTCATATATAGAAAGTTTACCAGAAGGATTGGAAGTTGGGGATGAATTGGATTTAGCATATACATACATAACCTCACTACCAAAAGGCTTGAAAGTTGGGAGTATTTTGATTATAATTGAGAGTGAATTATTAAAATATTCAGATAAAGAAATAAGAAAAATGATTGAACCTGGGTATATTAAAGGGAAAATAATTAGAGAATATTATAGATAATTTACTATATTTACATAAAAAAACATGGACAAAGAACTTTTAAAAGAAATATTATCAATCCCCTCGTATTCAGGCAAAGAAACAAAACTGGTTAATTTTATTACTAGTTATTTAAATATTAACGATATCAAATTCACAATAGATGAAATGAAAAACATTTATTGTGTAAAAGGTGAAGCGGAGTATTATCCTTGTGTCGTAGCACACACAGATACTGTCCATAACAACACTTTTATAGATGTTAGGACTGAACTTAAACCAAACTCCAAAAGAGTCTTAAAAGAGGCGTATAAGGGTTATGATGTAAAAGGAAACCCAACAGGAATTGGTGGTGATGATAAGGCTGGAGTATTTGCTTGTCTTACTTTATTAAAGGAATTACCAGTAATAAAAGCGGCCTTTTTTGTTTCAGAAGAAATTGGTTGCGTGGGATCATTAAACGCTGATGCAAATTTTTTCCTAGATGTGGGTTATGCAATTCAATTTGATGCCCCCTTTGATTGGATGGTAAGTGAAATATCTTCTGGGGTTAGATTATTTGACAGAGATACTGATTTCTTCACAAAGATAGATAAGGTATTAACTGAAAACACAAATCCCCAATATCAATCACATCCATATACTGATATATTTGCCTTAAAGAAATTATTTGATTTTAGTTGTGTTAATATATCAATAGGATATTATGATTATCACACAAAGGATGAATATGTTGTTTTAGAAGATGTGGAGAAAGGAATTAAAATGGGCAGAGAAATGATAGAAAGTTTAGGATACGAGAAATATTACAAAAAATATAAACCATTAAGAATATTAGGATAAAAAGAAAATGGGGGTCAATGACCCCCATTTTTGTTTAGTTTATAATAACATTTTCATCTGCGACAGTTAAAGCGTATTTTGTATTTTCTTTAACTATATTGTTTAATACTTCATCTGATATTAAATCTTCAATTTTATCTTGTATCGCTCTTTTAATTGGTCTAGCACCGTAAGTTTCATCGAATCCAACTTTTCTAATTAAATCAATTACTTTATCATCATAAGTGAATTCATAATTCGCATCACTCAATCTTTTCATTAATTTATTTAATTCTAATTTTGTTATTTCTTTAACATTATCATCTGTTAAAGTATTGAACACGATTGTTTCATCAATACGATTTAAGAACTCTGGCGTAAAGAATTTTTTCAATTCTTTTAATAACATTTCTTTTTTAGCTTCTTCATTTCCGTATTTTGAATTACTAAAACTAATACCAGTTCCAAAATCTTGGAATTTTTTAATCCCCAAGTTTGAGGTTAATACGATGATTGTATTTTTAAAATTGACTGTTTTACCTAGGCTATCAGTTAGATGACCATCATCTAATATTTGCAATAGTAAATTAAATACATCTTTGTGAGCCTTTTCAATCTCGTCAAATAAAATGATTGAATAGGGGTTATTTTTAACTTTTTCAGTTAACTGACCACCTTCTTCGTGTGAAACATATCCTGGGGGTGAACCAATTAGTCTTGATATGGTGTGCTTTTCTTGGTATTCACTCATATCAATTCTTATAATTGATTTTTCATCACCAAATAATTGTTTTGCTAATTGTTTGGCTAACATAGATTTACCTACACCAGTTGAGCCTAAAAATATAAAGCTACCGATTGGTTTATTTGGATCCTTAATGTTTAATTTGTTTCTCTTTATTGATTTAACAATTGAATTTACTGCCAAATCTTGACCAATTACATTTTCTTTAAGTTTTTTATCCAAATCTATTAATACTTTCTTGTCGTCAACAGATAGATGAGATATTGGTATATTTGAGATTAATGAAATTGTTTCATACACATCATCTAACTCGACAATTTTCTTGTTTTCTAATGTATCTTTCTCAAATTTTTTATTTTCCGCTTCTAGTTTATTAAATAACTTTAATTCCTTATCTCTTATCTCGGCAGCCAATTCATATTGTTGGTTAATAACTACTTTCGTTTTCTCCGCTTTTAGTTCATTTATTTTTTCCTTCAATTTTTTAATTGATTCTGGAATTTTAATGTCAATCTGTAATTTTGCACCAACTTCATCAATAATATCAAAAGCCTTGTCTGGGAAAGCACGATCGGTAATATACCTATCAGCAAGTTTCACACAAGCACTAATAATTTCTTTACCATACGAAACTTTATGATGGGACTCGTATTTGTCAATTGAATTATTAACAATTTGAATGGTTTCATCCACATTAGGTTGGGTTAATTTTATCTTTTGGAATCTTCTGGCTAATGCCCCATCTTTCTCAAAAGATTTTTTATATTCATCAGTAGTTGTTGCACCAATACATTGTATTTCACCAGATGCTAATGCTGGCTTAAATATATTAGCCCCATCCATAGCACCAGAGGAATTTCCAGACCCAATTAATGTATGTATTTCATCAATAAAAATAATAACATTTGGATTTTCGTTCAATTCTTGAATTATAACTTTTAATCTTTCTTCAAATTGTCCCCTATATTTTGTTCCAGCAACAACCGATGTTAAATCTAAATTAACAATTCTTTTATTTAATAAATTTTGAGGACCTTCACCTCTTGAAATCATTAGGGCTACACCCTCAACCAAGTTGGTTTTACCACAACCTGGGTCACCAACAATAATCGGATTATTTTTCTTTCGCCTTGATAGGATTTGAGCTAATCTCTTAACTTCTTTATCCCTACCAATAGACATATCTAACTTATTCATCTCTGCTAATTTAGATAAATCCCTACTAAAATTATCTAAGACAGGTGTTTTAGACCCTGAGTTAGATTTCTTACCTTTCATTGCTTTTTCATCATCAAAGAAATCAACATTCATAGCTTTTATTTTTTTATAAATATCATACAATTTTCGGACTAATCAAATATTTTTGACAAATTGTCATAAATATAATAAAGAATATGACAAATAGTCATACTATATGACAAAATGTCATATAAAAATAAATTGGCATTTAATTTGACTTTATGAAAAAAAAAATAAACATTTATAAAAATTAAAATTATGAAAGACAGAGATTATTTAGCAGAGTTATTATTTGGATTATCAAATCCATTTGCCCCATCAAGTTCGTTTGGGTTTACATCAGATTCCACTTATGGACCTTATGGGGTTAAACATAATACCTATGATAGCGAATATGATATTGAATTAACTAAGGATGGCGCATACATATCCTTTGAAGTCCCCGGATTTACCAAAGATAACTTAGAAATATCTATAGAAGATAGAGTTATTATAATTAAAGGTGAAAGAATTATCAACAAGAAAGGTGTTGTTAAAAATATACTTCACAATTATAAAGTTGATAGTAACTTTAATGAATCAAATATTGAAGCTACGGTATCAAATGGTATTTTAACATTATTTTTACCAAATTATATCGCTAAATCTAAAAAAACAATAACAATTAACTAAATGACAAAAGTAAAAATTGACACAGCAAAAGGAGTTATGATTGCTGAATTGTATGACAACGAAACTCCAATTACAGTTGATAATTTCAAAAAATTAATCAGCGAAGGCTTTTATAATGGATTAAATTTCCATAGGGTTATTCCCAACTTTATGATGCAAGCAGGTTGTCCAAATGGAGTTGGAACTGGTGGCCCAGGATATACCATTAAATGTGAGGTTAATGCTGATAAGCAACACCACGATAGGGGGGTATTGAGTATGGCTCATGCTGGTAGGGATACTGGGGGATCACAATTCTTCATATGTTATAATAGGCAAGGTGTTGCTCATTTGGATGGAAATCATACATGCTTTGGTAAAGTTGTTGATGGGTTGGATGTAATTGATTCAATTAGCCAAGGTGATTTAATAAATAGTATTTCAATAATTTAAAAATATGAAAAATTTTATATTATTTTTGGGTTTAATATCCATTTTTTCTTGTGAAAAAGAAGTTGTGCAAACAAAAGATGTTGTGAATGCAAAACAAATAAATGCTGTTATTTTAACAATTGATTCTATAACAAAATATTCTAGCATAAATGAAGATTGGTTTTCAATTGCCTCAAATAAATCTTATAATGTTTCAACTAAATTTTTTAATAATGATTCATTGGGTAATATCACCAACTTAACAAATATGATAATTGATAGTAATTATAGTGTTGAATATAAATTATATCCATCAACCAAAAGTAATATAACTATTCTGGATAAGAATAAAACTGGGAATAATTTGGGATTACTTTTCAATATAAAGACAACAACACCTGAATTTGGTTTTATGGATGTTAAAGTTTATAACAATAACTGTGAATCTATTTTCAAATATCAATATTCATTTATTGTAGCAACACCTTAATATTATTTAAGTGTATTTTTCCATTACACCCCCATTCTTAATTAGTCTGGGGGTTTTTTTATTTTGTTATATTTATATATAAAATATCAAATCATGGGAATCACAAAAGAAATTATAAGTGGGACTAAAATTATTAACGAAATTAAATCTAGTAACATTAAGAAAAGCGAATATGACTTAAATACGAAAAAGTTATTGATTACATTCAATAATGATATTATGTATGAGTATGACGATGTTCCACATAAATTATATACTCAATTTAGATTATCAGAATCTCAGGGTAAATTCTTTAGCACAAATATTGCTAAAAATTTTAAATATGTTAAAAAATGAAAGATAATATAATTCAAAGTTTTGTAGTTAAAGACACCTTGAACCCCAAGGTTTGGGAATCACCAAATGATATAAAGAAAGCAAAAATTAAATCTGAAATTAAAAAGGGTTTATTAGATATTGCAAAAGAATTTATTGAATTTCTGGATGAGGAAGTCTTTATTGAGGACATAATTCTTACTGGTTCATTATCAAATTATAATTGGTCGGAATATTCAGATTTTGATTTACATATTATTATTGATTTGGAACAATTTGATGACGAAGGAGAAGTATATTTAAAATTATTTTCAGCAAAGAAATTAATATTTAATGATAAACACAATTTAACCATAAAAGGCTATGATGTTGAGGTTTATCCCCAAGATTCAAAAGAGAAACACACAGCAGAAGGGCAATATTCATTAATGAATAGTGAGTGGTTGGTTGTCCCCAAGAAAGAGAAACCCCCAATCAACAAGCCAAAATTAAAATTAAAAATTGACCATTGGGTTGAAGTTGTTAAAAAGACATTAATGACAGCTGATAAAGCATCATTAAAAGTTGCCAAAGAGAAAATGACCAAATTAAGTGATAAATTAAGAAAATTCAGAAAACGAGGTTTGGAAACTGGGGGCGAATTTTCAAATGAAAATTTGGTATATAAATATTTAAGAAGGTCTGGGTTATTGGATAAAATATTTAATTATCAATATAAGAAGAGAACCAAAGAATTATCTATTGAGAATGAAATTTATTAAATTTTATTTTTGCTATACTAATAATTAATATATTTGATATATTTATATATAAAAATAAAATAAAATGGCTATACTAAGTGCTAATACTTTTTATGAATATACCAAAGGTATGTTGGGGTTTTTTAACGGGCAACCTTTAACTGGAACAACACAAGTTCCCCATCCAGAAACAACTATTCGCAATTTAACTGGGGGTACTGATACAGTTATTGAATTATCTGCCGTAAAATTAGGTGGAATTAATGGATTAAATAATTAAAAAAAAATAAAATGAGTAAATTAAAACCAATTGGAAGTGAAAAGCTACAAGGTAGCCAAAAACTAAATAGAATGTTGGAAATTGCAATGTACAAAGAAGTGAATAAAAGTACATTAAATGAAAACTTCACAAATGAGTATAATATAAGTTTACCAGATGGTTATCAATATTCTATTGTAAAAGAAAAATCAGGTTATATAATAAAAAAAGGTTTAAATGAATCAACTTTAGATTACATAGAACCAATGAAGAATAGAACTTATTATAGATCATATTCACAAGCGTTTAAAAAATTAAATTTAATTACAAAAGAATTAAATGAATTATACGATAATCCAAATGGAGTGTCGTTATTTGGCGAACAGAAAAAATACACTTTAAAAACACCAACACCCCCACCACCTCCAGCGCCAGTTGATGAGCCAGCACCAGCACCACCACCAGTTCCACAACCTGAATTACCACCATCACCTCTTGATGGGGGCGGAGCACCACCTATGGATGATAGTGGTATGCCACCATCTGATGATATGGGAGACATGCCACCTATGGATGATATGGGTGATATGCCTATGGATGACGAAATGGGTGATGATATGATGGATAAAGGTGATAAAGGTGAAGAAAAGGTTACATTTAAAACAATCCAGAAATTAACAGGTAGATTAACACAAAAAGTTAGGGCATTAGAAAATGAAGATGGATTAACATCTGAAGAAATAAAATATGTTGTAAACATGGTATTATCTTCTTTGAATTTAGATATATTAGAAGAAGATGATAAAGATGATATTATAGCAAAAATTGATGGTTCTGATGAAGAAGGTGGTGAAGAATCTATGGGAGATGAAGGTATGCCACCTATGGATGATATGGATGGTATGGGCGAACCACCTATGGATGATACTGGTATGCCACCTGCTGACGATATGGGTGAACCTATGCCAGAAATGACTGAGGATTATGATAACGAAGGTTACCAATATGGAGGTAGATTTAATGAATCAAAAATTGATAGAATCATTTCAAATTATTTTGAAAAATCCCCTAATGAACCTAAAACAGATAAAAGATTAATAGAAAACTTTAAAAAAGTTAGGAATTTATCAAAAAGTATGTTACAATTAGAAACATCGAAATCTTTTTTGAAAAAAAATAAAAATTATAATGTTATTGGTATAACAAATTTAGATAATATTATTTTAGAAAGTAAAAATAACAAAGTAAAGATTGATAAGAGAGGAAATATTATATGAACAATTTAATTTTCATAAACGCATTAGGTACAAATTATAGAGGTGATAATATATATGAGTTTATATTTTCATCATCGAAATCTGCTTGGGGGGAGGATTGGGAATCTAAACCAGCAAACGGTAACCCCAGACCACCAGATTTAGAGTATGTTAGTAAAGTAGGAACATTAAATGCAAAATCATATATATTTGAACTAGTACAAAACTCGGATTATTTTTCAATGAATGATTCTGTTGAAGGTATAATAGCATTAGGCTGGGAAATGGATGAGGATATTAAAAATCGTCTTATTTTTAGATTTGGGGAAACCGAAGAAAATATAAAAAATAAACTTTATTCAAGGGATTTAATCTTAGAATTTGAAAAAATTAGTGTTTATGAGAATTAATAAAAAAATACTACAATTAGTACAAGAAGGTTTTCAATTGAAAACTTTACAAAAAATGAGTGAAAGTAATGTGAATTATTTATACACTAAACTAATGAATGAGCAAACTTCCACAATTAAAGGGACAATTGCTACTAAAAATGAACCAAAAGCAATTCAGTTAGCAACTAAGGGTTATAATGTTAGGCTTGAGAAAAAGGAAATGGGTGAGGCAAAGAAAAAACCTCAATCAAAAAATCCTTTTGCAATTTGTACAGCACAATTAAAAAAAGAATTTGGAACATCTGAAAGAAGTGAATGGACAAAACCACAACTTAAAAAATATGAAAGATGTGTTATGGATGTTAAGAAAGGAATAAAAGAAGGTGTAAATCCCGTAGATGTTTTTATTGAAAATGAAATGGATAGAATGATTGAATCCTACACTCAACCGAAAATAACAAAAAGCGAATTATTATTGCATTTAAGAGAACAAGATGCCCCAACTATTAAACCAGTTGTAAAACCAGCAAAACCAACTACAAAACCAACAAGGAGAGATAATCCATTTATTAACCCAAACCCAAAAGTTAATCCAGATCCAAAAGCCAATACTGAAACAAAACCAATTGTAAAACCAGCAAAACCAACAACAAAACCAACAAGGAGAGATAATCCATTTATTAACCCAAACCCAAAAGTTAATCCAGACCCAAAAGCAGTCTCACCTGAAAAAGCAAAAAACGCTATTATAGATAATATTATGCAATTACTAAATTTTGAAAACTAATGAAGGATATTAACAAATTAATAAAAAGAAAACTAAAGGAGCAATTAGATTATAGTGGTTCTGAAAGAATGGATCCAAAACTTGAAAAGAAGTTGGCTGACCCCGAAAGTATGTTTGCTAAGAACCCAGCATTAAAGAGGGGTTCTTTAGATGTTCAAAAATTATATAGCAGTTCATTTAATGAATTGGTTGAAAAGGTCAGGAATATGACTGGCAAAGATGACTTGACTCCTAATGAATTGGCTAGTGTAATATCAAGCACTATGATGAGAAACGTTCAAGCAATACAGCAGATTGAGAGTTCGAGTAGTGATGAATTAGTAGAAATAGCAATTGAAGAAACATTAAATGAGATGGAAGTTTCCGATGAAACATTTACTATTAACGCAACATTAGGTATGCCAGGTAGTGATGTGGTGGGAAAAATGAAAAAAGCTAAAGAGAAAATAGAAGATGAATTAACTTTTGAGGAACAAGAGGTATTAGATGATGAAGTTTTTAAAAGAGATATTATCAATGCTTTAATCGGTGGGGTAGCAAAAAAAGTACAGTACATTTATGAAAAACCAGAAGTTAAAGCAAGATTGGATGAAATTAATCCAAGATTATTTCAATTATATAAATCAACATTACCATTAATTGACCTTCATTTTTATTATTTAAATGAAGATTATATGGATATGGCTAGTGGTGGCGGTGGCGTTGCTGGTGCTGTTGAAGTTGAGGATGAAGAAGATGAAGAAACAAATGAATTAAAAACTGTTATTAATGCGGCTGGATTTATATTTCCAGTTCTATGTCATGAAATAGGTAAGGGTATTCAAGAAGCATTAGCAAGACAAGGTTATCCATCTGACACTAATATGGCTAATATGACATTAGGTCAAGCAGACACATTAAAAGCCGAAACAGAGGGTTTAAGAATTGGACCAGCTATATTAAAGAAGATAAGAGATATTTTACCAATGGAGGTATTGGATAAATCAGATGTTGGATTAATCAATTTCTTTTTTGTTGAATTATATAAGATACCTGCAAAAGATTTTCTTAGTTTAATGAAATATGTAATATCAGATAACCCCCAAGATAAGCAATATGCTGAGAGGGAGTTTGAAGAGTTAGTTCAATTAGCAAGACAAGGCAAACAAAGATATATTGATTATTTAATGAGCCAATATGATGAAGATGAGGAAGAGTTTGATGATGGTGGATTAGGAGACCAAGATGGTGAAGATGATTCATATTCTGGTGGAAAACAAGGTGGATTTGACCCAAATGATTATGTAAATGTTAATTTAAAAGATTTATTAAAAGATTTACGAGATGCAAATATGTTGAATTAAATTTTATTTTTCATAGAATTAACCCCCATTCTTAATTAGTTTGGGGGTTTTTTATTTTATGTGTATTTATATATAAAAGTAAATATGACAAGAGACCAAGTTTTAATAGAATCTAGTAAGTGTATAAAGAGTACGCCATATTGTTTAAAGACATATTTGCAAACATATGACAATACTTCAAAAAAATATGTACCATTAGATTTATTCCCCGACCAAATTAAGTTAGTTGAAGATTTTGATAATCATAATGAAAATATTGCATTAAAGTATCGACAAGCGGGTGTTTCTACTGTTACGGCAGCATGGGCATCAAAAAGACTAGCATTTGCAAATAAAAATAAGCCAGAGAAAATACTAATTATTGCCAATAAATTAGATACTGCTGTTGAGATGGCAAATAAAGTTCGTCATTTTATTGAACAATGGCCAAAATGGATTGGTATTGGATTTTCAGTTGAAAAAAACTCTGCCAGACATTTTAAATTAAATAATGATTGTGAGGTTAAGGCGGTGGCAACATCAAAGGATGCATTAAGGGGTTATACCCCAACCATTTTGATATTTGATGAGGCCGCATACATTGAGGCTGACCCAGACTTTTGGGCAGCGAGTATGGCATCTCTTTCAACAGGGGGTAAGGTAATAGTTATATCAACTCCAAATGGTTATGATGCAATATATTATGAGATATATGACCAAGCATTAAGAAATATCAATGACTTCAAGATTACTGAAATGGTTTGGTATAGGGATCCTAGATACACAAAGGATTTGTATATGGTTAAAACGAAGGATATGATTCATTATTTATTAAATAAAGAAGAATATACATCAGACAATATTATAAACTTATCAACAGATAATCCGTATGAACGTGACCACGATAAAGTTACCTCATATATTGAAGAGGGGTATAAGCCATGTTCTTCTTGGTATGAAGGTATGGTTAAAAAATTAAAGTATGATAAGAGAAAGGTATCACAAGAGATAGAGAGTAATTTCTTGGGTTCTGGTGATAACGTATTTGATTCAAATTTGTTAATGGACATTAACAAAAATATGTTAATGAATCCCATATCAAAATTAATGGGAAATAGCTTATGGTTGTTTAAAGAACCAGAAAATGGACATAGATATGTTGCTGGGGTCGATGTTTCAAGGGGTGATTCTGAGGATTTTTCTACAATACAAATTATTGATTTTGATACGCAAGAGCAAGTTTTAGAATATGTAGGTAAGATACCCCCAGACATATTAGCCGAAGTCGCATTTAAATGGTGTACAATGTATAGAGCATTTGTTGTTGTGGATTTAACTGGGGGTATGGGCGTTGCCACAGCAAGGAAATTACAAGAATTAAATTATCCTAGTTTGTATTATGATAATGTTGATTCAAGCAATAGGTGGAAATATGACCCCAAGATGAATGAAAGAATACCGGGTATAAATTTCAATAGCAAAAGAGTTCAGATAATTGCATCTTTTGAAGAATGTTTAAGGCATAACTTTAAAATTTATTCAAATAGACTATACAATGAGATGAATACCTTTATATATATAAATGGAAGACCAGATCACCAGAAGGGGCATCATGATGATTGTATTATGGCAATAGCTATGGCAACTTATGTGGCTGAAAAATCTTTCCAATCGCTTGAAAAAGTTGTAAACCACACAAAAGCTATGATTAACTCTTGGTCAACTCACAGTAATACATATAACGACCAATCTCTGTATTTCAACCCATTAGTACCAGCAGGTAATAGATATAATGCGAATATAAATAATAATCCAACACTAAATGACTACCAAAAATACGATTGGTTATTTGGTGCACCAAAAAGATAATAAAATTTTATGGAAAATAATAATATTAATAGTAATGAAAATAAAACTGTTTGGCAAAGGTTGTCACACACATTTGGACCAAACTCATTATTAAATCAAGATGTTCCAACGTATAAATTTGATAAAAAAGAATTATTAAGGACACAGAATAAAGTTGAATTTGAAAGAGAAAAGTTACAAGCGCAGCAATCTTTTTATTTGGCAAATCAATGGGGTAAAATTGATAATCATTTATATACACAAGCGGTTTATTATGAACCAACTAGGTTAGCATCTGTCTATGATTTCGAAAGTATGGAGTATACCCCAGAAATCGGTGCAGCATTGGATATCTATTCAGAAGAATCAACAACGACAGATGAAAATGGTTTTATGTTACAAATATATTCTGAATCAAAAAGAATAAAATCGGTATTAACAGATTTATTTAATAACGCTTTAGATATCAACACAAACTTACCTATGTGGACAAGAAACGCTTGCAAATATGGGGATAATTTTGTTTATTTAAAACTGGATCCAGAAAAAGGTATTGTTGGTTGCAATCAATTGCCAAATATTGAAATTGAAAGATTAGAACCTGGTGGTTCAGATAAAACACCAGCATACGGTGATTTATCAGATAGGAATAAAACATTAATGTTTAAATGGAAAAATAAAAGTATGGAATTCCAACCTTGGGAAATTGCACACTTTAGAATACTGGGGGATGATAGAAAACTACCTTATGGTACATCTCTATTGGAAAAAGCAAGACGTACTTGGAAACAACTTTTATTAGCTGAGGATGCTATGTTAATATATAGAACATCAAGAGCACCAGAACGTAGAGTATTTAAGGTTTTTGTCGGTAATATGGATGACAACGATGTTGAAGCGTATGTACAACGTGTTGCAAACAAATTCAAAAGGGAACAAATTGTTGATAACAAAACTGGTAATGTCGATATGCGTTTTAATCAAATGGCAGTTGACCAAGACTATTTTGTACCTGTAAGGGATCCAAATCAAGTAAGTCCAATTGACACATTACCTGGAGCAACAAATCTTTCTGAAATAGCAGATATTGAGTATATTCAGAAAAAATTGGTAACGGCATTAAGAATACCAAAAACATTTTTAGGATTTGAAGAAGCGTTTGGTGATGGTAAAGGTTTATCTGTTCAAGATATTAGATTTGCTAGAACGATAAATAGAATACAAAAATGTATGATTGCAGAAATGAATAAAATTGCAATAATACATTTATTCTTATTGGGTTTTGAAGACGAAATATCTAATTTTACATTAGGATTAACTAATCCATCCACACAATCAGATTTATTAAAAATTGATATATGGAAAGAAAAGATTATGCTTTATAGAGATGCAGTTGCAGACCCAGGTAGTGGTATTGCCCCAGTTTCAGCTACATGGGCTAAAAAGCATATTTTTGGTTGGTCTGATGAAGAGATAAGATTGGATTTACAGCAACAAAGAATTGAAAAAGCAGCAGGTGAAGAATTGAAACAAACGCAATTAGTAATAAAGAAAACTGGTTTATTTGATAATATTGATAAACTATATGGTGAAGTTTCTGGTGCAACAACTGGGCAAGCAACAACCACTGAACCACCAATGGGTGGTGATATGGGGGGCGATATGGGCGGATTAGATATGGGTGGATTAGATATGGGCGGTGAAGCTCCTCTCCCACCACCAGCGGAAGCCCCACCAGCGGGTGAGACCGAAGGTGCACCAGGTTTAGCCCCAGAATCGAGAATACGAAATTTGAATATTTTGGTTGAAAACAATTATATTAATGGTCCAGAATATATGAAATTAACAAAAGGCCAAAATTCTTTAAACGAAATTGAGCAACAACTAAAAAAGTTATTAAACTAATAATATTTATATAAAAAAATAATTATGAAATTCGGTGAAGTTAAAACAATTGTAGAAAATAATTTAATTGATTCTGTTAAGGATAAAAGTATTTTTAAAGAAAATATAAAAAACTTTAAAAAGCATTTCTTAAAAGACCCAAACTTATCTAAGTTATACTTAATATATGATGATTTATTAAAGCCTAGGGGGTTAAATGAAGAAGAGGCTAATAAGTATTTAACCGAGGGAATTAATTGGGCAAAATCTTTACTTAAAACCACTAACATACCAATAGTTAAGAATAAAATAAATGAAAACAATTATCAAATTATTGATTCATTAGTATATGAGTCAGCAAGAACAATTGATGAATCTTTGGATTTTAAAAATAAAATATTAACCATACTTCAAACAAAGCCTTCGGATAATACAAAAATCATTAAGTTACCAATCAGCACAATGGTTAAAATATCAAATGAAAAAATTAGCGAATATCTGGGTAGATTTGATGAATCTTCGAGAAAAGAATTAATTTCATTATTGTCAGAAAACAAAGATGATTTGAAGAATAAATTTAAAGACTTGAAAGAAAGTACTATAATAAAATTAAATTCATTAAAAGAGTCTGAAAATGATTTAGAAGTGAAAAATAAAATAGATAAAACAATTACAAAAGTCACATTAGAAAGTTTTGATATTTTAAATTATCATACATTAAATAAACTAAATGAATCACTTAATTAAAACAATTATTTGACGTAACCATTATTTTTCGTTATACTTTTGACATAATAACTAAGTAAATGAAAAATGGGAAGAAGGTAAAACTAAAAATTTATAACAATTTAAAAATATTCTATGGTACAATTGATTACAAAGAACTGAAATCTATTTACATCACTATACAGGCTTGGGCTGAACCAAAAATTTATAGTGAAAATTGGAAGAGAATTGTATTATCACAAAGTAGAGAAATAAAACATACTATCTACGATAATATAACCAATAATATTTTTTATGAAAATATTATTGTAGATTTGGATGTTAGATACAGCGGTATCGAGATTGAAAAAAAATCATTTATGAATCTTGAAATCACACTATTAACCAAACCAAATATTGATTTTAAGGCTCAATCTACCAAAGATTCAGTTAAGAAAATAATCAGACAAGTTTGTATGAATAATTTAAATAGGAATAAATATTTTGATTTTTATTTAACAAAAAGAGATTTAATTGTTTAAATTAATATATTTTAATATTTATTATTAAAATAATATTATGAATACTCTGAGAATATTAGAAGCAAATGAAATTGGTCACGGGATATTAATAGAATCCGATGCTGGGTGGATTAACCCCAAAGACCAATTAAATGTTAATTTAATACAAGAAAACAAAAAGTTAGATTATAAGAACCCTTTTGAATTTTATGCTGTATTGCAAAAGCACGATGTACCAAATAGAAATGGTAGAACATATCCCGAAAAAATATTAAGAAGGGAGGCTGAAAGATACAAGCAAATTATTGAAAAGGGTTTATCTACATCCGAATTAAATCACCCCGAATCATCCTTAATTGACTTAGATAGAGTTGCCCACTTAATAACAGAAATTTGGTGGGATGACAATATATTAATGGGTAAATTATTGCTATTAACCTCTCCTGGCTTTCACCAGAGCGGTGTTGTATCAACCAAGGGTGATGTTGCCGCAAATCTAATGAGGCAAGGAGTAAGCCTAGGAATCAGTTCTAGGGGGGTTGGATCACTTAAAAAAGTTGGGGAGAAAAATGAGGTTCAAGATGACTTCGAATTGATTTGTTTTGATTTGGTTTCATCGCCATCAACGCCTGGGGCATACTTGTTCTCAAATAAGGAAGATAGGCATAAGTATGATGAAAAACTAGAAGAAGAAAAGAAAATTGACCCCTCAACTAATATATTAAAATTAATGAATAAACTTGATAGTTATTTAAAATAAAATGGAACCCAACACATTAAAAAACATATTTAATTTTCTTGAAAAGAATGATAACAGAAATGTACCATTTATATGGAAAATGAAAAATAATATGCCATTAACAGAAGAAGATTTGAATGTTAAAGGTGATTTGCATTTATCAAATAGAAACATAACCTCACTACCAAAAGGCTTGAAAGTTTATGGGAATATGAGTTTAGGGTATAGTAAAGTAAGAAAATTACCAGAAGGATTAGAAGTTGGCGGCACGCTAAATGTTTCTGATAGTATGATAAGAACATTACCAAAAGGATTAAAAGTTAATGATAATCTGATTATGTCTTTTACAAGTATAGGAATACTACCAAAAGGATTGGAAGTTGGTGGAGTTATCTATGCAATAAATAGTCATATATTTAATATAGGTGAAATACCAAAAGGTGTAATAACACAAGGAATTGTAACTACCTCCGAATTAATAGTTAATTCAAATTTAACAATAACTGATGATTTGGATTTATCATTTACAAACATAACCTCACTACCAAAAGGATTAAAAGTTAATGGCAATCTGTTTTTAGGGGATTCAAGTATAAAATCATTACCAGAAGGATTACAAGTTGGTGGTAATTTAAATATTAGAAATACACGATTAGCAAAACGTTCAGATGAATATTTACTAAAAATGATTGGTCCAACTGGCAATATAAAAGGTTCAATAAATAGATAATAATGGAAATAGCAACATTAAAAAACATATTTAATTTCCTTGAAGTAAATGAAAAAAAATTATCCATAAAATGGAAAATGATGAATAAAATCCCCTTTACTAAAGAACAATTATATGTCAAAGGTGATTTGGATTTACAAGGGGAAGACATAGAACAATTGCCAGCAGGGTTATATGTTAAACGTAATTTATTGTTAAATGCCACACCAATAAAAAAATTACCAAAAGGTTTAAGAGTTGGTGGTGATTTGCAGTTACAAGATTGTGAAAATTTAAAATCACTACCAAAAGATTTAAAAGTTCGGGGTAATATATGGCTTGGTGGTACACCATTAGGAAGAATGTCAGATGAGAAAATATTAAACATGGTAAAACCAGATGGCTATATAGGTAACATATATTAAAATGAAAGAAGAAACATTAGGAAAGATATTTGAATTTATCAAACAAAAGGGCGAACAAAATTTACCATTATTTTGGAAATTGAAAAATGATATACCATTAACAGAAGAAGATTTGACTTTTAAAGGTGATTTAAATTTAGAAAATTCAAAAATAACCTCCTTACCATATGGATTAAAAGTTGAAGGTGATTTGATGTTAACCTTTTCAGAAATAACCTCATTACCAGATGATTTACAAGTTGGTGGTCATTTAAACATAATTGGTTGTGATGCCATAAACTCATTACCAAAAGGATTAAAAGTTGGTGACAGCATTCAATTATCACCAAAACGAATAGTTTCCATTGGGGAAGGATTGTTTGTTGGTGGAGATTTAAATTTATTTAATAGCCAAATAAAATCATTACCCCAAGGAGTTAAAATTGGGGGAGAGTTAATATTATCCTTTACAAAAATAGAAACATTACCAAAAGGTTTGATAGTTAAAGGTGGTTTGGATATTGCTGGAACACCATTAGAAAAGTATTCAAATGATGAATTAAGAAAAATGGTTAAACCTGGAGTTATAAAAGGGTCAATAATTAGAGATTAGAAATGAAAATAGAAACATTAAAAAGAATATTTGATTTTCTTGAAAATAAAGAAACCAAAAAACATAAAGCCAAAGCAACTTTAAAGTGGAAGTTGTTTTTTAATGAACCATTAACAAAAGATGATTTGATTGTTAATGGGGATTTAAATTTGGCAAATTCAAAAATAACATCTTTGCCAGAAGGATTGGAAATTAAGGGTACTTTGGATTTAAGAAATTGCACAAGTTTAACATCCTTACCACAAGGATTGGAAATTAAGGGTTCTTTGGATTTAAAAAATTGCACAAGTTTAACATCATTACCACAAGGATTGAAAGTTGGTAGTGATTTAAATTTATCTAATTGCACAAGTTTAACATCATTACCACAAGGATTGAAAGTTAAGGGGGATTTAGATTTATATGGTTGTAAAAACTTAAAATACTTACCAATAGGATTGATAGTTGTTGGTGATATAAATTTACAATACTCAACAATAACAACCTTACCAGAAGGATTACAAGTTGGTGGTGATTTGAATTTATATAATTGCAAAAGTTTAAAATACCTACCAAAAGTATTAAAAGTTGGTGGTTTTTTAAATTTAAACAATTGCACAAGTTTAACATCACTACCAGAAGGATTAGAAGTTGGGGGTACATTATATTTAAAGAATTGTTCCAAATTAAAATCATTACCAACAGGATTGAAAATTGGAGAGGCTTTGGAATTGAATGATACAAATATAACTACTCTCCCAAAAGATTTGAAATTTGTTCCTAATTTGGGTTTATCAGGTTCTAAAATAATGTCATTACCAGATAATTTACATGTTAGGGGTAGGTTAGATTTGGCTTTTTGTGAAAATTTAACTTCATTACCAACTGGATTAAAAGTTGATGGTGATTTAATATTAACCTTTGCAAAAATAACCTCATTACCAGATAATTTACAAGTTGGCAAATATTTGGATTTGGGTAATACAAAAATAACTTCACTACCTAAAGGGCTAAAAGTTGGTAGTAGATTGAATATAAGTGGTACACAAATAACCTCATTACCAAAAGGACTAAAAGTTGGAGAAAATTTACTTATAATGAACACAAATTTAAAAAAATATACTGATGAAGAATTAAGAGAAATGGTTAAGCCTGGATTTATAAAAGGTGAAATATATAGAGGATAAAAAAATTTAATTATTTTTCATTATTTTTACAAAAAAAATAACTATATTTATACAAACAAATAAAAAACAATACCTATGGATGAAAAATTCTTTGTTGCCAGATTAACTTTTTCTCTACCTGATGAGAATACTGGTAAAATGAAAAAAGTAAGAGAAGAGAAATTAGTTAAAGGTTATTCTGTTACAGATGTTGAAGCAAAAGTTACTGAAAAGTATCAAAATTTCACACAAGAATGGAGAATAACTGCTGTGTCAGAATCAAAAATTGATGAAGTTTTCCAATAAAAACTAATTGTTTTTCTCTTAAACCCCTAGCATAAATAATGTTAGGGGTTTTTTTATTTTAAAAAAAATATTGATAATCAGTAACTTTTTTGTTTTTTGATATATTTATTATAAAAATAAATAAAAAACTATGCAACCTGAAAAAAATTTAGTAGAAGAAGCACTAATTCAAATGAAACAAATTGAAGATGTACTTTCAGAAAGCGCAAAAGGAATACTTTCTTCAACAATGAAGGAAGAAATCAACGAACTAGTTAAGGAATCATTAAATGAGCAAGAAGACGAAGATGAAATGGATATAGATATGGATTCTGAAGATGATATGGAAATGGACTCTGAAGATGATATGGAAATGGACATGGATGATGAAGATGACATGGAAATGGGCATGGAAGATGAGGATGATATGGAAATGGATGATGATGTCATTGACATGAGGGGAGCTTCACAAAGTGAACTTTTAAAAGTATTTAAAGCTATGGATGGTGATGATGGTATTATCATATCTAAAAATGGTGAGGATATTTCATTAACAGATGAAGATTCTGATTCTGAATATTTAATAAAATTAGGAGAACAAATAGAAAATTTTGGTTCTGGTATGGATGATGATATGGAATTTGATGCTCAAGAATATGGTATGAGATATTTTAATGACGACGATGAAGAAGGTGATTTTGAACCTTTTGATGACGAAAACGAAGATGTTGATATGGACTATGCTATGAGCAAAAGACTTGGTTTGAAATATTTTAATGACAACGAAGATGAAGAGGATGATGATATGGAATTAGATGAAGATGACCATATGGAGGGTGATTATGTTGAAGAAGATTATGATATGGAACTAGACGAAGATGATACTCAATCAACAATTGATAAAATCTTCGAAAATAAAGATGAAATTATATACGAAATTGAAATGGATGAACAAGAAGAGTTTGATATGGAAGATGAAATGGATGTAGATATGGAAGATGAAATGGATGTGGATATGGAAGATGATATGGAAATGGGTATGGAAGATGAAGAAGATTTTGATTGTTCTAATTTTAGCACTGCTAGTTATTTAGAAAAAAATCCAAAAGCAACAATTTCTGATGTATATTCTTATTTACAAGAAATGGGTTGTTTAGGTGGTGGAAATGACACAATTGGTGAGAATTATAACTATTTAGGTGAAGGTAAAAAAGGTCCTAAGTTTAAGTACAAAATGCCAACAAAAGGTTTTGACGAAAAAAAGAAAGAAGGTCCTAAAAAAGTTGGGACAGGAAAACCAAAATTCCAGTACGATACAAATGCCGAAAATACTAACGGTAAAATGAAAACAGTTACTGGTAAAAGAAAGGAAACCAAAGAGGCATCAAGAACTTACGCTATGGGCAGTAAAGAAGGAAGAGGCCTTAGAAAAGGCGTAACACCAAATAGAAATTTACATTTAGAGGCTTTAGAAAATCAAGTTATTGATTTAAAACAAAAAAATAATGATTATAAAAAATCATTAAACATTTTTAGAGAAAAATTAACTGAAGTAGCCGTATTTAATGCAAATCTGGCATATGCCACTAGATTATTTACTGAACATTCAACAACTAAAAAAGAGAAAATAAATATTTTGAGACGCTTTGATGATGTTCAATCATTACAAGAATCAAAAAATTTATATTCCTCAATTAAAAATGAATTATCTAAAGGTGTTGAGCCGACAATTAATGAATCTGTAAATAGAAAAATAACAAATGTTGCATCTACAGGTTCATCTGCTAACTTAATTGAATCTAAAACTTATGAAAATCCACAATTTTTGAGGATGAAAGATTTAATTTCAAAATTAGGTTAATAAATAAAAATAAAAAAAATAATACAAAATGGGAGCATTATTAGATTCTGGTCTTGTTGGTAATATTGGGTTAAAACACCTAAAAGTTATCAAAGAGGACACAATTAGCAAATGGAATAAATTAGGATTTTTAGAAGGTCTTAAAGGTCATTTGAAAGAAAATGTAGCGCAATTATATGAAAATCAAGCGTCACATTTAATAAACGAAGCTGCGTCAACATCTGACACAGGTGCATTTGAAACTGTTGTGTTTCCAATAGTTAGGAGAGTATTCTCAAAATTATTAGCAAACGAAATTGTTTCAGTTCAAGCGATGAATTTACCAATTGGTAAATTATTCTTCTTTGTACCTTTAATTCAGGAAGCAAATAGTGGCGCACACTATTCACCTTATGGTGCACCAGGTGCAGCAGATAATCAAACACCAACTACTGGTTATGATGGTACTGGTAAAAATCTATATGATAGATTTTATGAAGGTAATGAGCCAGGTTTGAACCCAGAAGGTCTTTATGATTATTCAAAAGGTCAATTTAGTGCAGTTACAGCTACTTCTGTTACTGTTATTTGGAGTGGTGCTAATTTAGCAGTTAGTGGATATAGCGCTGGTGAATATAGAAAAGTTTTATTAGCTTTGTCTGGTTTTACAAGTGATGGTGCGGGTAAATTAATTGGGCCTGATGGTCATCCAATGGACAACGAAAGTTTCTTGTCAAGTTTAAGTAT